AGAGGAAGATGCTATTTATTTCTACATCCCCGGAAGCATTTTCTGCTAAACTCAACCGGGGATTTTATTATTTAACACACTAAAAATATACTATGGGACTAAGAGATGAAAGAGTTGTTTATAAACCATTTGAATACCCAAAGGCGTATGATTATTGGTTAAAGCAACAACAGGCTCATTGGCTACACACAGAAGTACCAATGGCACAAGATGTTACAGATTGGAAATCTAATCTAAAAGATCACGAGAAGAATGTAGTCGGCGGTATATTAAAAGGCTTTGCTCAGACTGAGACGGTAGTTAACGATTACTGGACAGGACTAGTAACTAGCTGGTTTAGAAAGCCTGAGGTTATTATGATGGGTGTTACTTTTGGATCTTTTGAAACTATACATGCAGAAGCTTATTCTCTACTTAACGAGCAGTTAGGTTTAGATAACTTTGCAGAATTCTTAGAAGACGAAGCTACTAAAGCAAAGATTGAATCTCTAATGAATGTTAGAGATAGTCATGACGGTACTCCAGATTGGCATGAACGAGCTAAATCTTTAGCTATCTTCTCAGCATTTACTGAAGGAGTTAATTTATTTTCTTCTTTCGCGGTATTATTATCGTTTAAGATGAGAAATAAATTGAAAGGTATTGGACAGATTGTAGAATGGTCCGTACGAGATGAATCTCTTCACTCAGAAGCAGGTTGTTGGTTATTCCGTCAACTACTTTCAGAGTACCCAGAGATTAATACAGAAAAGTTACAAGGTGAAATCGAAACAGCAGCTCACTTAGCTTTAAAATTAGAGTTTGATTTTATCGATAAAGTTTTTGAATTAGGAGATCTAGAGAATTTATCTAAAGATGATCTTAAAAACTTTATTAAACATAGGGTTAATACTAAAATGGGAGATCTAGGCTTAAAACCTTTGATCCCTTCTGACCAGATTGATGCAGGAGCATTAAAGACAATGAAGTGGTTTGATGCAGTAATTGCAGGCAAACAGCATACAGACTTTTTTGCAAGTAGAGTAACAAACTACTCTAAAGGTCATATGGATTGGTCAAAAGCATTTTAAAAACATTTAATTAAATTACATAATGGCACTACAAGTAGATACTTCCGCCTGGGAAGCAGGAAAAGATTATCCTGAATGGATGAACGAAATTTCTTTATCAACAATATCTAAAGGATACCTCCTTCCAGGAGAGACTCCTCGAAAAGCATATAAGAGAGTATCAGATACAGTTGCAGCAAGATTAGATCGACCTGATTTAGCTGCCAAGTTTTTTAAGTATATGTGGAAAGGTTGGTTGAATTTAGCTTCTCCAGTTTTATCTAACACGGGTACAGACAAAGGACTACCTATTTCCTGCTTTGGTATTGATACTCCAGATTCTATTAGAGGTATTGGATTAACAAATGCTGAATTGATGAGATTGACTTCTTTAGGAGGTGGTGTAGGTATTGGTCTTTCCAAAATCAGAGGAAGAGGTTCCAAAATTGGTAACGGAGATCTAGGACAGTCAGAAGGAGTTATTCCTTGGGCTAAGATTTATGATTCTACTATTATTGCAACAAATCAAGGAGCAGTTCGAAGAGGAGCGGCTTCCGTAAACCTAGATATTAACCATCCAGATATTAAAGAATTTTTACAGATTAGACGACCTAAAGGAGATCCGAATAGACAGTGTCTAAACCTACATCAATGCGTTGTAGTGGATGATAACTTTATGCAAAAGATCGAGCGTAGAGACCCTGAGGCAATGGAAGTCTGGGTAGAAATACTAAAGGCTAGAGTTGAGACAGGGGAACCTTATATTATGTTTAAAGATAATGTAAATAATGCTAACCCTCCGGCATATATTAAGAATAATTTAGAAGTTACAATGACTAATATATGTTCAGAGATTACTCTACATACTGACGAAGAGCATAGTTTTATTTGCTGCTTGAGCTCGGTTAACTTAGCTAAATGGGATGAATGGAAATCTACTGATTTAATTGAAACTGCAATCTACTTCTTAGATGGAGTAATGGAAGAGTTTTTAGTGAAGACTAACGGAAAAGAGTCTTTAATCAGAGCACATCGTTCAGCTAAGAAAGGAAGAGCTATTGGACTAGGAGTTTTAGGCTGGCATACATTATTACAACAAAAGAAGATACCTTTTATTAGTATTGCTGCAAATAGCTTTACACATCAGATATTTTCTCAAATTAAAACACAAGCAGAAGCTGCTTCTAGAAAGTTAGCTGATGAATATGGAGAACCAGTATGGTGTAAGGGTACAGGTATGAGAAATACCCACTTACTTGCAATTGCACCAACAGTTTCAAATTCAACTATATCAGGAGGTGTATCAGCAGGTATTGAACCATTACCGGCGAATATCTACACATTTAATTCAGGAAAGGGAACTTTTATTCGTAAAAATCCTGAACTAGAAAACTATTTATTAGAAAGAGGTCATAATACAGAAGAAGTATGGGACCAGATTATGAAAGATAGAGGTTCTATTGCAAATTTACCAGAAGATGTTATGCCTGCAGAGGATAAACCAATCTTCTTAACATTTGCTGAAATTAACCAGCTACAGTTGGTAGAACAAGCTGCAATACGTCAGCAGTATATCGATCAGACTCAGTCTTTAAACTTAGCATTCGATCCAACTGATAGTCCAAGATTTATCAACTTAGTTCACCAGACGGCTTGGAAGTTAGGTATAAAAACCTTATATTATCTAAGAACAGATTCTGTAATTAACGGAGACATTGGTAGTAGAACTGCAGAAGATTGTGTAGCTTGTGATGGTTAATAATAAAACACCCTTATATGGAAAGAGTATATATAGAAAACAGCCATGGATTGGAAATATTCACAATCCCTCAGTTCTTAACGAACGAAGAATGTGATCATATTGTAAGACTAACAGAACACGGAAGTGTTCGATCAAGCGTAGCAGGCAGTGGAACCCAATCTATAAAATACGATGAAGGCCGTACTAGTTCTACAGCAGTTTTACATGATACAGATCCGATTATCAGTAATGTTAATCAAAAAATGTATATAGAACTAGGAATAGAAGCTCCTTATTCAGAACCAACACAAGGTCAAATATATGAGGTAGGTCAAGAATTTAGACACCACCAAGATGCTTTTGGTAAAGAAGCATACCATAACCATTGTTTATCTAGCGGCCAAAGAACATGGACGTTTATGATATACCTTAATGATGTTGAAGAAGGAGGTGAAACAGATTTTCCTACCTTACAAAAGACATTCACACCAGTAAAAGGTACTGCAGTAGTTTGGAAAAACTCTAACGGTACAGGAACTGAAAACTCAGCCGCTTTACATGCAGGTTTACCTGTAAGAAAAGGTAGAAAAGTAATTATTACAAAATGGTTTAGAGAAAATGTATTCAATAGTGCTGAAGATGCTAGACTTGCAAAAGAATATCAAGAAATGACACAACCACAGCAACCAGTACAAAAAGTATTTTCAAAGAAAGAAGATTTACCAAAGCTTTCTGAACTAGGATTTAAAGTTGTAAAAGTACCTGAAAAGACCTTCCAGTTGATTACAGAAGCATACAACTTACTGAAACCTACAGTACGAGCAGAACATTGGAACGGTATTACTGATTTTATACACGATAATCAAGGAAATGCACCGGTAGAAATCTTTAGTATGGATGCTTTTACCCGTATTAGAGAGATTATTGCAGAAGAGTTACAACCTATCCACGAAGAGTTTATAGGTAATAAAGAACGTTTAGTACCGAAATGGATTTACGGTATCAGATCTTATAAAAGAGGGGCTATACTAGAACCACATACAGATACTTTAGTAACTCACCACATATCATCTATAGTAATAGTAGATAAGCAGGTAGATAGAGATTGGCCATTAGATATTCAAGACCATTTAGGTAGATGGCATAAAGTTTATGCAGAACCAGGGGAAATGATTCTATATGAATCTGCTACTAATAAACATGGACGTATTGAACCTTTTGAAGGAGAATTCTTTAGAAATTTCTTTTTACATTATACATTAGCAGATTATAAATTTGTACCTCAATAAATGGACTATATTGTTGTCGGAACTAGTAGATGTGAGTATCAAGCATGGCAGTTAAAACTATTACACTGGTCTTTAAAGAAGGTAGGTCAAAAAGGTAAGTTAGTTATACTACTCTCTGGAGATTACGGACACAGACATGAAAATCCAGATTTTAGTTTTTTATCTGACGCTATAGTAATAGATCAACCAGACTATGCTCACAATTGGCAAACAGCTAACGATGACTGGTGGGGTGGTATCCCTAACAAATATAAATCTGTAGAATGGTTATGCGAAAATAACTACTTCCAAGATAATGATAAGTTATTATTCCTGGACCCAGATATGCTGTTTACTAAAGCAGTTGATTTTGAATTAGAAGACAATCATATTATCGGTCAAAAGTTTATTCACTTTGTTCCACTAAACGGATGGGAAGATCGAGAAAAAGATATTCATAATGCACAAGGGATAATGTACCCATTTGCTTTGAAGTTTAATACTCTAAAGAAATTTTACAAAAAATATACAGAGTATTGTGAGCAGATCAGAAAGAAAGAAGGAAGATGGGAAGCAGAAATGTGGGGATTGGACTATGCAATTAAAGATTCTAATATAAAAGTTGATTTAGTTGAGGATATTGGAACCTGTACTGCATGGAACGATACCGGTAGGTCCACAATAGGAAGTATAATACACTACCCTAATGTAATTTTAGATAAGCAAGGAAACAAATTGTTCTTTAAGCAAGATCATACCTTTGATCAAACACAAAAATACGATTTATCAAATATAATAAGCGAAGTAAGTAATAAGATGGTTACGAGCGTAGATCAGTATAGAACAGATTACATATACTATAATAAGTGGGATTTTTCTAGCATCTTTAAATTTTACGATGGCAGCAAAGGTTATATTTTATTTAGACCTTGGCCTGGTGGTTTCAACAATATAAGAATGTCGTTAGAGTTAGCAGTATGTATAGCATATTTAACTAATCGAAAACTTGTTCTGACACCAGAATATAAAATGTACTTACTAGAAGGGAACTCTAGTATGGAATCCTTTTTTGATACTTCAGATTTAGGAGTAATTTCTATACCGTTCAGTAAGTTCTGTGAAGAAAAAGAACTAGAACATAATTACGACAGTGTAAAAAGTATATGCAAAGTATTAGATTATGATGCAGTTTTACACGTCATGAATTTTGAAAAAATTAACCCACCTGTTAAGTTTCATAAACACCGCCCAGTATTAAGAAGTGAAGAATACTTTACAGATGAAGAATTTATTTTTCTTGAATCTAATCTTCTAGGTGTTACTCACCAGACTTTATTTACAAGTTTAGATGTAGAGATCAAAAAACTTATCGCTAAGCATGTAAGATATCGTACAGATATTTTTGATTTAGCTTGGCAGTTTATTAATAAGTTAGGAGATAGAGATTACTACTCTATTCATATTCGTAGAAATGACTTCCAATATAAGGAATTATTTATTAGCTGTGAGCAAATTTTAGAGAATATAAAAGACATAATCCCTCAGGGAAGTAAGCTTTACATTGCAACAGACCACAGGGATAAAGAATTTTTTAGACCTCTCATGGGTCTTTATCGAGTTTCTTTCTATGAAGATTTAAAGAATCAAGTTAGTATCTATAATGAATTTGATAATAACTGGATTCCTATTATTGAGCAGTTCATATGTACTCGTAGTATTAAGTTTATAGGTAATAGTCATTCAACACTATCTTCTTACATCTATAGAATGAGAGGGTATATGTCTGACATTGAGGATAAAAATTACTATATTAATACTGAAAAATTTAACCTAGGACATCAAATACCATTTATTGCAGAATGTCATTTTAAAGGTAACTGGTTTAGAGAGTATAACGATAGTTGGAGTTTTGGAAATGGTAACATATTCGTATCAATAGCAAGTTACTGCGATTCTCAACTTATAGATACTTTAAAAAGTTTATATGAAGAAGCTATTGACCCTAGTAGAGTTTTTGTAGGAGTAAATATACAAGACACAGAAGAAGCTTATGCTAAATTAAAAGAGTATAACTTTCCAAATTTGAGAATTATTTTCACACCTAAAGAGCAAGCTAAAGGGGTTGTATATGCAAGAAATAGAATAAAGAATGAGCTTGTGAGAAACGAAGATTACTTTCTTCAAGTAGATTCACATAGTAGATTTAGACAAGCCTGGGATGCAATACTAATAAACCAGTATAACAGTATTGAGCAAGACAAAGTAATACTAACAACCTATCCTAATCATTTCGACGTTCCAGATTACGAAAAGGAGTACTTAAATAAACCTAATAATACACCTTTACGTATTAGGAAATTTTTACTAGAAACAAGTCCGGATGATAATAGATGTATAGCTGAAAACCTACCTACCTTGAATGATTACGAAGTAGTTGATACTCGATGGGCAGCAGCAGGATTCATATTTACTAGAAGACAGTGGATAGAAGAAGTAAGATTACCTGATAACATTAGGTTTAATGGAGAAGAAGACTTTCAAACTTTTTTAAGTTATTTGAAAGGGTGGAATTTAAAAGTAACATCTTTAGCTACAGTATGGCATAATTATAACTTTAAGGTAGCAGCAACTGATAAACCTTATAGAGAACACAACGGTAAGTACTATATAGAAGACTATGCACGAGAATTAGTAAATGATTTTCTGTTGAAACAAACACATGTTAGAACGGTAGAAGATTTAGAAAGTTATTTTAATATAAAGTTAAAAAGGTAATATGTTTAATTTAGGTTTTTTTGGGTCGCATAATGCTAGCTTAGCTATTTCCTACAAAGGAGAAGTTTTAGAAGTAGTAGAGTTAGAGCGATTAATAAATGTAAAAAATGCTGCTTTCTTTTATTGGGGACATCATGAGAATATAGTTGAACTACTTACAGAAATTAAAGACTATTTTAAGACAAAATACGGAGTAGAAAAATACGATAATGTAGTATATAACTCGGTAGATAAAGAGATGTGGAAGATATTCCCAGCCGGTAATTACCAGTGGTTACCTCATCACGAAGCTCATGCATATTCCGGATTATACCAATCAAACTTTGAGAAAGCTTTAATTATTTCTTTTGATGGAGGAAGTGATGAAGGTTTCTTTAACATTTACTTAGGAGATAAAAGAAGTGAAACTCCTATAGAGAAGATATACGTGGGTAAAAAAGACTACGCTGTTTCTTATATGATGCCTGCTCACTTCATCTCAGATATAAAACAAGAATGGATTTACACAGGTAATCTAGTATATGCTGGAAAATTAATGGGATTAGCTGGTTTTGGAAAAGTAGATGATTCCTTAGTACAACCTTTTCGAGAATTCTATGCTTCTAATACAACAGATAATATAAGTGAAGCATTAACTCGCTTTATGAAGATATTCAACATAGAGTCGGAACAGATACGATATGAAGGTAACTATGCAAAGAACTTAGCTGCAACTAATCAGTATGTCTTTGAGCAGTTATTTGAAGAAGAAACAAGAAATATCTTAGAACTCCATAACGACTTACCGCTTATTATTACCGGAGGATGTGGGTTAAATATACTACTAAACACTAAACTAGCTCTGAAGAGAGAGACTTTTGTAACTCCTAATCCAAACGATACAGGATTAGCAGTAGGGTTAGTTTGTAGCAAAATGAGACCACACATACCGGTAGATACAACTTACCTAGGTCCGGAAGTTTGGGATAGAAAGTTACTTCCTAAATTACTTTATGAGAGAAAAGGTACTAAAATTGAAATAGCAGAACTAGTTCAGAAATTAATAAAAGGAGAAATAGTTGGTGTAGTTAGAGATAGATCAGAGCACGGTCCAAGAGCTTTAGGAAATAGGAGTATCATATGTGATCCAACTATTGGAGAGATGAAAGATACACTAAATGCTAAAGTGAAAGGACGGGAATACTATAGACCTTTCGCACCAGTAGTTAGATTAGAAGATGTAAATAAGTACTTTAACTGGGATAAAGAATCAAGATGGATGTCTTTTTGTCCTGAAGTTAAAGACGAATATAAAGATATTTTAAAAGCTATTACTCATGTTGACGGAACTGCTAGAGTACAGACGGTCACAAGAAAACAAAATGAATTTCTATACGACTTACTGACTGAAATGCACAACCAAAAAGGTATAGGAGTAATTTTAAATACATCTTTTAATATAGCAGGAAAACCAATTCTGAATACGTATGAAGATGCACTTTGGGTTTTAGATAATAAACAAATGGATGCTCTTTTATTAGAAGACTATTATATTAAAAAACTATAGCATGAACTACTTGATAGGATCTATTAAACATTGTAATAAACTAAGGATTAATGGTTGGATACAAAGTGCTTTAAAGTATTGCAATTGTCAAATAGTACTTTTAGTATTAGATCAAGAAATTCCTGGGAGTATATCAGAACTAGAAAAACTAGGGGTAAAGTTAGTACATTGCCCTACTAAAGACGAAGCAGACACTAATATATGTAAGTGGGAAAGACATTTCAAAGCTAGAGAATTCTTGAAGAACTTAACACAGGAAGATATAGTTCTTTTAACAGATACGGTAGATGTAGTTTTTCAAAGAGATCCTTTCGAATGGTTTTTAAAAAATGCAACAAAAGATATAATACTTACCTCAGAAGGTATTGAACATAAAGATGAACCTTGGAATAAGAGAGCTATAGAAACAGACCATACTGAGTTTTCCCAAGAGTTATACAATAGAGAAATAATTAACTCAGGAATTATCTTCGGTAGACCCCACCCCATCACTAATATCCTACTACATATGTATGTTGCTACGAGAAAGCAAAATTTTCAAAGTGCCGATCAGCCTGCATTAAATGTAGCACTACTTTCTACTTTTTTAACAGATCGTATTCAAATAGTTAATAGTGATAGCGGGTTAGCTGTCCACTGCGGAGTAGCAGGTCCAAGTAATGTATTTTACGAATGGGGATTTGCAAACGCATATAAGTACGGGGTACCGATCAAAGAATCTGATAAAATTATAAATAAGAAGACTAGAGATATTTTTTGCATAGTACACCAATATAACAGGGTAGGGGAATGGGGAATATTTTTTACAGAACTATATAAAAATTAAACATGAAAAATACAATTTTTATATCTATTGCTAGTTACTTAGATTATGAAATACGTTTTACAATCTTAGACTGTATAAGGACTGCTAAGTATCCTGAAAACTTATACTTCTCAGTGTGCCTCCAATACGACGATAAAGTTAAAACAGGAAAGAGTTGTATAGACGATCTTGTAGATTTTTATAATTTAAAAGTTATAAAATTTCCTTATGAAGAATCAAAAGGTGGATGTTGGGCGAGACAGATTGCACAGACTAACTATAATGGAGAGAAATATAGTTTACAGGTAGATTCACATACTCGGTTTATACAAGATTGGGATGAGATTCTTATAAAAGATTATGAAGCTCTAGCTTCTACAGGAATAAAACCATTACTATCCTTCTTACCACCTCCTTATCATAGAGATGATGAAACTGGAGTAGATCATTCATATCGACATTTTAATAATTTAGATAGAATGAACATTCCTAAGATTGCAAGCTTAACAGCAGAATACTGGCCTAACTATGGGGGATATGAAAATGAAATAAACATTGGATTTCAGCCAAAAAGTATTATCTTATTATATGGAGGTTTTATATTTACAGACGGTGAATGGGTAGTCAAGGTTGAGCAAGATCCAGAACACTACTATACTGGGGAAGAGTTTGCTTTAGCTATTAGATCTTATACTCACGGTTACGACTTATATACACCTTCGCAAATAGTTGCATGGCATAGAACACATAATGCAGTACCTAAAAAACACTACAATACAGCACCTAGCATCGAGGCACATACAAGACATAGAGCTGCAATAGAAAGGCTTAGGATGTTAATAGAAGGAGGAGATTTAGGTAAGTATGGATTAGGAACACAGAGAACATTACAACAATACGCAGATTATGCAGGTATTGATTTTATAAATAAAAAACTAGTTAATGTATAATTTAGCACTATATTCAGGACATAACGCTTCTCTTACTTTAGCTAAAGATGGGAAGATATTAGAAGTATTAGAAGTAGAACGTTACACTAATATCAAAAACGGAGGTTTAATCTGGTATTTACCTGCTCACGAACCTTTCAATGTAATAAAAGATATTCTAAAGTATTTTAAAGATAAGTACGGAGCAGAAGAATACGAACATTTAATCTGCAATCAAGAAGATACCCGTACCTATATAAACTACTTAGGAAGTGAAAGTAAGTTTTTATCTTTTTTTAATGCTAAGAAATTAGTAGAAGTATTTCACCAGTTTGGTCATGCTTCCGGAGCTTTTTACCAATCAGACCTACAGGAGGCTGTAATAATTACCTACGACGGCGGAGGAAACGATGGATGTTTTAATTTTTATACAGCTACTAGAGAAGAAGGAGTTAAATTTTCTTGGATGAATTACGATTATAATATCGGAGAAAAGTATGCTGAAATAGGACATTATTGTTCTTCTATTAAACGTGAAGATTGGGTTAAAGCTTACCTAGTTTATGCAGGTAAGTTGATGGGATTATGTGGATATGGAAATATTCGAGAAGAATTTATTACTGTTATGAGAGAGTTTTATACAGGACACCACGGTACTAGGGAATTAAGAGAGTTTAATTATAATAAAATGAAAGAAGCTCTAGGATTCCCAGATGAACTTAGTGGTCAACTAGAGCTAGATATAGCAGCCACTTCTCAAAAAGTTTTTGAAGATATTTTTTTCGAAGTAAGTAAAGATGATATAGCAAAAGCTAATAATAATTTAGCAATCGCTGGAGGATGTGGTTTAAATATTCTGAATAATACAAAATTAAACAACATAACAAAGACTTTTATACCACCAAATCCAAGTGACTGTGGGCTTTCATTAGGATTCATGTTAGATTTTCTTAAACCTAAAGAAGCCTTTGATGCAACATACGCAGGTCCGGAAGCTTGGGATAAGTTTCAACTTCAAGACTACGTACAAAGCTATAAAGCAGAAAAAGTTACTGAAGCTTTAGCAGATGAGATTATAAAAGGTAGAATAATAGGAGTAGTTAGAGGTAGATCAGAAGTAGGACCACGAGCGTTAGGTAACAGAAGTATCTTATGTAATCCTTGCCTACCGGGTATGAAAGATACTTTGAATGCTAAGGTAAAAAATAGAGAATACTACAGACCTTTCGCACCAGTGGTTAGATTAGAGGATGTAAACAAGTTTTTTGAATTCAATCAGGAGTCTAGATGGATGTCCTTTTGTCCTAAAGTTAGAGAAGAATACAGAGATGTCTTGAAAGCTGTTACCCACGTAGATGGAACAGCTAGAGTACAGACAGTTACTAAAGAACAGAATCCATTCCTTTACAACTTATTAACTTTAGTACATGAAAGAACAGGTGTAGGTGTGTTGTTGAATACTTCCTTTAACATAGGAGGTAAGCCAATACTAAACAGCTACAAAGATGCAGTTTGGATGTTGAACAACACACAAATGGACGGATTAGTATTAGAAGATTACTATATTAAAAAATAATAAAATGAAAACAGCATTAGTATTAGGTGCCGGTGGTTTTATCGGTTCACATTTAGTTACAAGATTAAAATCAGAAGGATACTGGGTGAGAGGAGTAGATATTAAATACCCAGACTTCTCAGATTCAACAGCAGATGACTTTGTTATTGCTGATTTGCGAGATCCTTTGAAGACATCGGTTATAATGTACGCACCTTTCCAAGAACCCTTTGATGAGGTTTACCAATTAGCAGCAGATATGGGAGGAGCAGGCTATATTAACACCGGAGATCATGATGCAGATGTAGTTCACAACTCTATGTTAATAAATCTGAACGTTTTAAACGAAGCACAAAAGAAAAACGTTAGAAAGATATTCTATGCATCATCTGCTTGTGTTTATAACGAGCATAACCAGTTAGACCCTGAAAATCCGAACTGTAAAGAAGATTCAGTTTATCCAGCACAACCTGATTCAGAGTATGGATGGGAAAAGCTATTTTCTGAACGTTTATACGCAACTTATAACCGAAATTACGGTATAGATATACGAATCGCTCGCTTCCATAATATATTTGGACCAGAAGGTACATTTGACGGAGGAAAAGAGAAAGCACCAGCAGCAATATGTCGTAAAGTTGCTAAAACTCCTACAAATGGTCAAATCGAAGTGTGGGGTGATGGTTTACAAACCCGCTCGTTCCTTTATATAGATGAAGCTGTAGAAGGTGTTCGACGATTGATGAATTCGGACTATAAAGAACCTATCAATATAGGATCAGAAGAGATTATCTCAATGAACGGGTTAGCTAAGTTAGTAGCTAGTCTAGCAAATAAGAATATTGAAATTAAGAACATACCAGGTCCACAAGGAGTGAGGGGTAGAACATCAGACAACACTTTGATTAAAGAGAAGTTAGGTTGGGCACCATCTCAACCTCTACATATAGGTTTAACTGAAACTTATAAATGGATAGCAAGTAAAATAGAGTCTTAATTGCTATTTATAAAATATAATTAATTAGTATAGGTAGATGCCAAGTTATCAGTTCCCCAATACCGGTAGTGGAATAAATGTTGACGATCACTTAAATGATTTTCTTGTTGAGAATGATTTACAGGGTCTGCATTCACATGTCTGGCCAGCTAGACAAGGCTTTTATACAGTCGAAGATGATATGGATTATTTTCGCGGTAAATGGGGCTTCTACTTCAATGCATTTGTAACAGGTTCAGACACAGATGGATCTGCAGTAATGTTCCCAACAGGAGCTGTTAGATTAGTAGGTCCGGCACTTACTTCTTCGTATGCACAACAGTACGAAGGTGGTATTTCTGGATCTAATAAAGTTTTTATGTATGAACCTTATCCATCTGCTAGTTATTTAGCTACCGGATCAGCAGGCTTTGTACTTAAGAAATGGGTAACAGGTAGAAAATGGAACTCAGCACGCCCTCAAGGAGCCGCTGCATTTGATATTAACTTTCCTACTTATTCAACCAACCATTTAATTAACGTACCTTATAGTAGTAGTATTAATACTCTATATGCTGTATTTGAAAGAGATTGTACTTTAGATATAACAGGTGCAGAATGTGATATTAAGTTTATTGCTCTCTTAAACACCCCTGCCCCAACACCAGCACCAACTAGCGCTCCTACCGCTGCACCAACACCTAGTCCAACACCGGCTCCTACTCCTAGTCCAACACCAGCACCGACTAATGCTCCAACAGCAGCTCCTGTGACTCCGTCACCAACTGCTGAACCTACTGCCGCACCGGTAACTCCAGCTCCTGTGACTCCGTCACCAACTGCAGAACCTACAGCAGCACCAACTAATGCTCCAGTTACTCCAGCTCCAGTAACACCAGCTCCAGTAACACCAGCTCCTGTGACTCCGTCACCTACAGCTGAACCAACCGCAGCACCAACTGCTAGTCCAACACCAGCTCCAGTATTACCTACAGGTAATTGCTTTACAATAACTTATAGCTCTGTACCTAATGACTTATACGTAAGATATAGAACATCTTATGATGATATAGTAACAGATCAGTTAATCAATAGTTTAGAAACTATAAATAATGGAGACGGTACGTATACTGCTGGAATTTGCGTAAGCTTAACTTCTCCATATAATATACCAGTCTTTATTCAAGGAGGAGTAGAAGTAACAGGCGGAGCTTACATATTTGAACAAGGTGGTACTTGTACTACTAATGGCGGATGTTTAACAACTCCAAGTCCAACACCAGCTCCTACAGCAGCCCCTGTAACACCAAGCCCGGTATCAGCTCCTGTATCCAGTCCTGCTTATGCAGCACCGACAGCAGCACCAACTTCAGCACCATCAGAAACTACTCCTGCACCAGTAACACCGTCACCAGTTACTCCTAGCCCAGTATCGGCTCCAGTAACTAGTCCTTCGTACGCTTCACCAGTAACACCAGCACCTACTGAAGTAACACCATCTCCTACTACACCATCACCAGTAACACCAGCTCCAGGTTATCCAGCACCAGTATCGACACCAAGTCCTACTGCTGAACCAACAGCAGCTCCTGTAACTGCTAGTCCAACTCCTGCACCAACACCAGGACCAACAGCAGCTCCAGTAACACCAGCTCCAGTAACACCAGCTCCTGGATACCCAGCACCAGTTAGTACCCCTGCACCAGTAACACCATCTCCTACAACACCAGCACCTACTGAAGTAACACCGGCACCTACAGCTGAACCAACCGCAGCACCAACTGCTAGTCCAACAGCCGCTCCTTTTGCAGCATCACTTGATTGGGATTGCGTAGATGGTCAATGTACGTATATGGGACCAGGAATTGGAGTATATAGTACCTTAGAAGAATGTAGTCAATACTGTATAGCAATTACACCTAGTCCAACAGCCGCACCAACCAGTGCACCAGTTACACCAGCACCAACTACACCTAGTCCGGTGTATCCAGCTCCTGTCACTGCTAGTCCTACAGCAGCTCCAACTGCCGCTCCTGTGACTCCGTCACCAACTGCAGAACCTACAGCAGCTCCAACTGCCGCTCCTGTGACTCCGTCACCTACGGCTAGTCCTACAGCAGCTCCAACAGCAGCACCAACTACACCTAGTCCGGTATATCCAGCTCCTGTCACTGCTAGCCCAACTAGTGCACCAACAGCAGCTCCTGTTACCCCTAGTCCGACTGCAGAACCAACTGCTGCTCCTGTTACCCCTAGTCCAACTAGCGCACCAACAGCAGCACCGGTAACTCCTGCACCTACAGCAAGTCCAACAGCAGCACCGGTAACTCCTGCACCTACAGCAAGTCCAACAGCAGCCCCGGTAACACCAGCTCCTTATCCAGCTCCTACAGCTCAACCAACAGCAAGTCCAACAGCAAGTCCAACAGCTGCTCCAGTAGTAACTTACGACTGGACATGTAACGGAGCAGGAGATTGTTATTCTAATCCAGGAGCAGGAGAATTTACTTCTTATGCAGAATGTATGGCCTTCTGTGGAAATACCCCAGCACCACAAGCAGCTCCAATCTACATACCACCTCCAACAGGAGGCACTTACAGTTGTGATTGTGGATTCGGATGTCAAGCACAATTTGAACCATGTGATTACTTCTGTATAAATTGTGGGGATGTGCCACAACCTTAAAATAAATTAAACTATGATACAATACTTGAAAGACTCAGATAGAGTAATAAAATTAGACGACGAAACAAAAAGCTTGACAGTATGTTTAGTCAAAGAAGGTCAGATGTTAATCAGACATGATGGAGGTAATTCTACATTATACGATAATGTATTAGCACAAGGACCTTTCATAACTGCAACAGAAGAGGAATACATAGCTAAAAAAGCTGAGATACTTTCAGCAATTTAAAGTTTGACTATTTATTAGAAATCGTTATATTAAATAAAGAAAGATGCCAATAACAGTAACTATAACAGGAACATCGATAGGAACAGACGCAGGTCCGTTTTCACTCTATCATACTGATCCAAATAATCCGTCTAATCTAGTAATCTCTGGACTTACAAGAACCCAGATGACTACTCCATTTAATATAACTGTACCAGATGGTACAAACGACTTCTATGTAGTTAGTAATGGTGTATGTGGTAATACAGGAGTAGCTAATTTAACTGTACCAACAGGAGCACCAACAGCTGCACCTACAGCAGCTCCGACTCCAAGTCCAACTGCCGCTCCTACACCTAGTCCTACAGCGGCTCCAACAGCAGCTCCAACTACACCTAGTCCAGTTACTCCAGCACCAGTTACTCCAGCACCAGTAACTCCGGAACCAACAGCAGCACCAGTTACTCCAGCTCCTGTTACTCCTTCACCAGTAACTCCTGCTCCTGTAACTCCTGCTCCTGTAACTCCTTCACCAGTAACTCCTGCTCCGGTAACTCCGGAACCAACAACAGCGCCAGCAGCACCACCAACTATATCTCCTACTTATACAGCACCAACTGCTTCACCAGTAACACCTAGCCCTGTTACTCCAGCACCTACAACATATACATCTCCTGTAACACCTAGTCCAGTTACACCTGAACCAACAACCCCTGCACCAACTGCACCAGCACCTACCGGAGGTGGAGGCGGAGGAGGAGGCGGATTCGCACCAACTATAGGTTATGGAGGTGAAACACCAGCTCCAGGATCAGGTCAAATAGAAGCTATTCAATAGTAGTTAAATGGCAACAAGAACACTTAAAATACAGATTACAACAGCAGGATCTACAGTAGGACCTTTTGATGTATATCATACAGCTATATCAGCCCCTAATAGAATTGCAACTGGAGTAACAAGACAGCAGTTAGTAGACGGGTATTATATAGATGTAGATACTCTGTACCACGTGTTATATGTTAAAAGTACAGGTAAATGTAGTACAGAAGATTTATTTGTGTATTCTATAGTACCTACACCTGCTCCTACAGCAGCACCAACTGCAGCACCAACTGCTGCACCGGTAACACCAGCTCCAGTAACTCCTGCACCAGTTACTCCTGCTCCTACTGCACCACCATCAGAATCTCCTACTCCTAGCCCAGTTACTCCTAGCCCGACAGCTTCACCAACAGCTAGTCCTACAGCTTCACCAACAGCAGCTCCTACTGCCGCACCAGTTACTCCGTCACCAACAGCTGCACCAACAGCTGCTCCTGTAACTCCTAGCCCAGTTACTCCTAGCCCAACACCATCACCTGTTGCACCGCCAGCAAGCTATCCTGCCCCCACTTTAGGTTGTTCTCTATATCAACTAAACGGAGGATCTTGCGGAGGATGGGTACAGTATACACCTTGTTTTGGATCTACTACTCAAATTTTCTTAGGCCCATTCAATAATACAACAGTATGTGCTCGTATAGGCAGTGTAACCACGTATGGTGGTTGTTCCTACTATACACAATACGGTGTAGTTTGCTACTCATAAGTAGTAAAAAGTAATACAGTAAATACAAATCCCCGATATTTATACTAGAATAAAAGTTTCGTAAGAATCGTTGTGCTAACAGCTAACATAACATATACTTATGAAATTTTTGTTAATAAGTTTTCTATTGATATTCAATAGTACTTTATATGCTCAAAATGCAGTTAAAGTAGGAGACGTAGAAAATAAAATTTTAATGGGTCCTCATGCCGGAAGCAGAGACCTTTCTTTTGGAGTAAAAAATATTCTAGAAGAAGTTATTCAAGATAAAGGTTTTGATTTAGCACCAAATGCAACTATAACTCTACAAGTTGAGTTGCTATATTTTGATGTTAAAAAAGTGACTACACAGATTGCAGTATACGGAAAAACTTCCGATATCACTGAAATCATTGCAAAGGGTACGTTATACGAAAACGGTAAGAAAAAGAAAAGCGTTATTATAAAAGAACAGGCTAAGACATTAGTTACGTCTGTTGTTATTCTCGACAAAGGAGGTAAGATATCTGATTCAGACATCTCAGCTGCTTTGAAAAAAACTTGTGAAGGAATAATAAACCAACTTTTATAATGAAGAACCTTTTAGTAATTCTAGCTTTATTTACATCATTAAACTCATTTGCACAACTTTCAGTTAACCAAACTATTAGTCCAACAACTAATCTGAAAGTAGGTGATACCTTAACAGTTAAGTATACTGTAACAAAAGGTACTACAGCCCCTCGTTATTTCTGGTTGAGATACTCGTTTAATAACAAAGCTTTGGCTATGGTGCCAAATAGTACAGTATTCTCACAAGGAACATCCGTTCAAACATTCTATACAGGATGGAATAACTACACATTTACTCCAGCACCAAATGTTGCTGTTACTAGCTTATACCAACAATACCAAGCTACCCCTTGGGCATATACAGTAAATAATGACTGGAACGTTGGACAGTTGACTATTCAGAGAACCGATGCATCTATAGATGGTGATATAGCAACTCAGAAGTTTGTATTAAAAGATCAGAACACATATAACGATATTCATAAGTTAGACTTAGCATACTCTATTAATACTGATGGGACGTACATTTCCCCTGTAACTAGAAGTAATACAAATATATCTCTAACCGGTATAATAGGTAATACCTCTCAGTTTAAAGTAAAAGTATTATTCCCACAAGGATATACGATTACTGATCATAGTGTTCAATTGATGAGATTAAAAACCGACGGTAGTGGAGATATAAACTGGTCATTACCCCCTATTGCTCAATTACCATTAGATGCTAGTGGTGAGGCTTTATTTACTACACAGGTTAAAGTAGGTGATTCAGTAGGTGTGTTTGTAGGTCCAGCATTTCAAAAGAGCTGGATGAATAACATAGTAACTGTATCTGATGCTTATAAGGCATTTTTAGGACACTCACAGACTGATATCAACGGAACTGCTAACTTCTTTACTTATCCGAACTTAGAAAAGAAAGTCGGTCTTATCACAAAAAATAAAACTGAATTCAGCGAAAATGATTCATACTACTTATTTGCACACGTAATGGGTGTTAATGTAGATACACCAGCTATGATTCCTTCAAGTACATCAACTTCGGTAAGATGGTATAGTGGTTTACTTAATCAAAGTTGGTTAGACGGTGTTGTTAAAAATAAAGTATTAATTGATTCACCTACAAAAGAAGTTCATGCAGTATTTGCATGGGGTGGAGATTTGAACTGGTCACATTCATCAGATCCGGCAGTAATAGCAAGTAGAATAAGTAGCGGTATATACACAAATGCAGCAAATAAAACAGACGCATTAGTTGTTAAGAGTATGTCAACATCTTCTAATATAGTAATGGCTTATCAAAATAAAGCAGTTGAAACTGCAAAATTGAGCGTAACATCTACATTAGAGAATGGAAAAGTTGTATTAACAACTACTTTGACAAAAGAGGAACTAGCAGGATTAGAAGTTATTATGAATTATGATGAATCTAAATTAACTTTAGAAAATATCATATTTGATGCAGGTTCTACTATCACAAACTTTTCAACAGATAAAAACGGTAGGTTAACATTTGGTTCTATTGACCAAGTTAAAACATCTAGAATTAAGACAGGCACTCCATATAAGTTAGTATTTACTCCTAAAGTACAGTTAAGTAATACTGCAGGATTATTCTACTTTGTATTATCTGACGCAGTAGATGCTAAAGGAAACAAAATAGACTTAGTAATTGAATAGTATGAAAAACTTATTAGTTATATTACTGTTATTATTGACACCATTTTTGGGGGTTGGACAGAGTGTATCTGCTCCAGACTCTAAATCCTTTACTCCATCTACAAATGCACAAGATGGAAGTGGATTTGTATTGAGTGGATTTAATTCAACTTCAACACTACTTGCTTCAATCAGTTTAATTAATCCATCAGCTGGAACTACATTCTACTTAGATAGATTAGATGGATTAACACCGGCAAGTGGGTTTACCTTACCTGGTAATAAAACTCGTTTAGTGGTAACAGGTACAATGGCTAATATCAATATAGCATTAGCAAATCTAAAAGTAAACACAGGTTCAGTAGTTGGTAATGTTCAATTATCAGTAGCAGCAACTGTAAATCCTGTTGGTTATTTTTATAATGGTGTGAACGGCCATTTTTATAGACCAATATCAACCGGAGCAACTTATACAAATGCAAGAACATTATCTGCTCAACAAACATTCAAAGGTCAACAAGGATATTTAGTAACAATAACATCTTCATCAGAAGACCAATTTATTTTTAATAATGTTCCACAAGCTAATATATGGTTTGCATTAACCGATGAAGTAGCTGAGGGACAATGGAGAATCGATGCTGGACCCGAAGCCGGAACTTTAATCAAAACAGCAAACGGACAACTTAACGGAAACATACAAGGACAATATAATAACTGGGCAGGTGGTGAACCAAACAATAGTGGTAACGAAGATTACGCAGTAACTAAATGGGGTGGTGGTTCTCAATGGAATGATTTACCTAATAATTTCAGTTGTGCTTATGTTGTTGAATTTGGAACTTGGACTAATCCTGATGATGCAACATTTACTGAATTCTATACCAATAGTGTAACCCATTCAAACGGAGAAGTATTGAGAGCATCATTCAATGTTGATTTTGGTGGTAATGTGGATGAAACAAAATTCACAGCTAGAGGATATACATATACAAATAATACTTGGAATATAGTAAACGGAACTGCTAGACAATTAAGTGGTTTGGGTAAAGTTGATTTGACGAGTTTATTGGATACCGTAAGAGTATCAAATGGTGGTGTTAGAGCAACTACAACCTCTGGACAAGTTGAGTGGTGTGTAATTTATCAATATGATGTAACTAACCAGCGATATAGAATTGGAATTGATAGCAGAGAAGTAAATGGTATAGTATCAGACCCCACTAAAATTAGTAGTTTACAATTATTTGATTTATGGAATGGACCAGTAACGTTTAATTCATATGACCCTAATGGTTGGACAGAGGTGTATGTTTATACTGCAACTCAATTCAATTTTAGTGGTTCATCTTTTGCATCAAACATAAGAGCAGGAAATGGATTTTATGGATTACAGGCTGAATTTGCTTTTTCATCTATATTAACATATAAACCACATGGAATGGAATTAACCCATTCTAATCAAACAGAACTAAATACATTATATAGTAACATAGTTGGTGTATCAGATGTTTATTTAGCATTCAAAGAATTAGCTGATGGTGGATTGTTTGGAAATCAAAGTGGATTAGGTTTAACAAACGGTATTCAATACTTAAACGCAGATGTTGACGGAAACGGGGTATTCAATGAAGCAGATACCTATAAGTTATTACAACATCTTACAGGCGTACAGCCGTTGTCTCAATCTACTGCACTAACTTATCTGATGAAGTTATACAATAAGTCAGAATATGATGCGATAACAGTATCAAATTGGGGAACTCAATTTAACTCTACCCGTAATTTAATACCTTTTACGTTAGGGAACCTTAACAACACCTATAACATAAGCGTAACTTGGTTAGGTGATGTAAACTTATCACATTCAGCACAGCAAAGCGTAGGTACTATAGCGAACAACTCAGTAAAGAGTATGAGCTTAGCAGTAAATACTGTTTCTAATCAAATCAACGCGTACCTAATAGGTGAAAATATAGGCGGTAAGTTAGTTGTAACATTATCAGTAGACCCATTGCAGCAAGAGTTAGTTGGAACGCAGTTTAATATAAACTACGACAACACTGCTTTAAAATTTGAAAAAGTAGAGTTTAATACAAAAGGCAACCCAACAAACTTCGGTACCGATAGAGGTACTTATGTGACATTAGGTTCATTAATAACAGATGGATCTACTGTATTAGATAAGACGACTGAATATAAAATTACATTTTTACCATTAATTGGATTAAATGGGATATTAGGACTAACCTCAGTTTCAAATACTGATGCAGTAAATAAAGACGGTAAGCAGTTAAAAATTAAGTTAAACTAATGAAATACATACTTTACATATCGTTGATTTTATTAGTAGGATGTACTAAACCAGAATTACCAACTCCAACTCCACCTGTTGAAAAGATATTTAGTGTTGGTGAAAGTAGAGTAGTAAACGGACAATCAATTTACTTTGATTTACCATCTGCTGGAACGTATACATTAACACTAGTCGATAAAGAAAGCGGTCAAGTAATCAGTAGAGAGAAATTTATAGGACAGCTTGGGGAAAATGTTAAGAAGATTTACACGAACTCAATACAGTCTACGTATTTATATTTGTTACTAGAAGATGTTACTAAAAAAGAGATAAGTAAAACAACAATAATAATTAAATAAGATGAGAAAATTAACTTTAGTAGCATTAGTAATGCTTAGTTTAACAGGTTGTTACAAAGATGATATATTACCTGAACAACAAGTTAAGGAACAATTGCAAATTAAAGATGCAGTTGGTATCAAATTAGAATCTGCATTCGTAACAACAGAAGTTGCGATGAATGTTAAGATGGAGGTTTCACAATTAGTAACAATAAAAATCTTTGATATATCCAATAAGGTAGTATCTAAAGAAACTATGATGGTAAAAGCAGGTGATAATATACTTAAAGTATACACTTCAGCATTACCTTCATCAGCTTACAGAATTGGACTATTTGATTCAAATAATAATCAATTAGGAATAACAGATTTTAACAAACTTTAAAAATTAATAAAAATGTCAGAAGAATTAGAACAAAACAATGACGGTACTTGGTCTGGATTAAAAAAGACCATTATCGGTGTAGCAACTACCGCTATTATGGGTGTTGGTACTTGGGGAGTAACCCAATTAACAGGTGGTGATGAACCAGCTCCAGTACAACAAGCAGCTCCAGTAATTAACATTACAAACTCTAACCAACAGCAACAAGCTGCAGGTGGTACTAATACTATCATCAAAGAAAGAGTAATTGAAAAACCAGCTGCTAATCCAGCTGCTAAAGCAGAACCTAAACCTAAGAAAAAGGAAGGAGATGAATTTAAAGAAGAAGCCCCTAAATGGTAAATAATATGGAAAATCAACCAAGCGGATTCAAAGACCTGCTAAACTTAATGATGAAAAGAAGATGGTTAATGACTTTAATCGTCTTAGTTACTTTTATGTTCACAACATTTGGTATTGTATTATCAATACACATGGAAACAGTTGTTGGACAGGAATGGAAAGAACTTCTTTTACTTTTATTAGGAGCTTTCATTGGGTCGTATGGTAAAATTATAGACTACTGGTTCTCTGATACAGATAAAGATAAGATGTTAGTTCAAAAAATGGACGAAGAAGACGGAGTTTCTTTATCTAACACAGGAGGAGCAGCAGCATCAACAGAAGAGTAAACAATTAAAAAAAAACGTATATGAAAAAGATGTTATCCAAAATCGGAGATTTTGCAGCCTACGCATCAGTAGGTCTAGTGTTATGTTGGGTGTGTTTCGCACTTAGTTTTCAACTTTACTTTGTTGCCGGAATGGCTCTTGGTCAAGAAGAAAAGCTATCTGTTGTAACAGACGAACTTACAGTTAGAATTGATGGAAGGTACACCCATGATCCTAGAAACTGGGGATATGAAGGACCAGAAAAATAAAACAATGTATGAAAAGATTAAGTCTATTATTAAGCTGCTTTTTATTAAGCAGTGTAAGTGTTATTGCTCAAACAGTAGGTAAAACTCAAACTGAGCAATACAAAGCATCATTCGAAACCGCGATTGATATTAGTAAGTTCTTAGACTACGAAGGACCTCAAATCCCTATCCAGATACTAAAAGCTGGTATTAGTGATGAAGTATATGAAATGTACCCAGAACTTAAAGAGAAACGCGTAGGATTAGGTGTAGCTAACATTACAATGGAGTATCTTGAGAACCTTAATCGATTTAAGTTTACAGAAGATAAAACTGAGATTAAAAACCGTATGGTTAAGCAATTTCAGGCTTCTCAAGCAGGAATATCTGAAAATAAACTTGACGGTAGAGGTAAAATCAATTTAGCTGAGTATTTTGTTACAATAGAGGTGTATGATTACTCAATTTCAGAAGATGAAACTATTAACTTAAAGGATGGAGTAAAAAACATGGTAGTTACTCGTTTAGGTTTACAAGTTCGCTTTACAAATGCTGAAACTGGAGTAGTATTTAGTGCATCAGGTTTAGGAGAAGCAAAAACTACAAGAGAATTGACTTTACTTTCAGATGCAACAGTAGATGAAGTTAAATTTAACCAATCTACTATTTCAATAGCAACTAAGAAAGCTCTAGATATAGCTTGTGCCAGAATTCTAGATAGAATGGTAAAAAAAGGAATTTTTAAAAATTAATTAAGAAGTTTACGTTTAATATAGCTAAGTTGTAAAAATTTAAAATGTTGTACTAGTAAAAAGCTAGGTTTATGTGTTATTAATTTATTAACAGATAACAGCAACATAACCTCACGGTTATGGTAGTATGACATAATGAGAAAATGGATAACCAAGTTTACGATATTAGTTATAGTTTTACTAGCAACCAAAGCCGCTAATGGTCAGGTTGTAGTACAAACGTATATAGATAAATGTTCAGGTCAGGTTAAAACAGTGACTACTACTTATGTTAGTGGTAGTGCTATTGTAGCTTTTTATGATCAAGTAAGGACTTTTACAGCACAAGAAGTACAGCAAGGAGTTGCACAATCTTGGATAAACAAAACAATACTAGAGGTACAAAATAGACCTTGCCCAACCAGTACTGTAGTAACACAAGTTATACAGAATACAGTAACGCAAGCAGCTAGTACTGCTTCTCAAGCAGCCGCTTCTGCATCAAATGCTGCTGCTACAGCCGCTGCTACTATACCTCCACCTCCACCACCTCCACCAGTAACACCTCCAGCATCAAGTAGTGGGTCTTCTACACCTCCACCAGCAAGCGGAGGATCTTCTTCATCTAGTAGTTCATCATCTGGTAATAACAACAATTCTTCATCGGAGACTAAAACTGAAACTAAAACTGAAACTAAAACTGAATCTAAAACAGAAAGTAAAACTGAAGAAAAGAAAACTGAATCTAAGAGCGAAGAGAAAAAAGAAGAGTCAAAATCAGAAGAGAAAAAAGAAGAAAAGAAGGAAGAATCAAAAGAAGAAAAGAAAGAGGAGAAAAAAGAAGAAAAGAAAGAAGAAAAAAAGAGACCAATAAATCCTCCTATTGTTAGTGCAAATATAGCTTCTGGATTAACACCAGACGGTAAATTCACTAATATGATGACAATGGGAGTGTCAAAAAGTAGTCTAACTGGTTTAGAATCTTACGGAGCTACTTTTATGTTATGGGATAATCTTCAGCAATTTAACTTATCTCTTAACTACTCTAAGATATTCTTAGATCAAGATTACAAACCGGTAATGATACTCTCAAGTAGTGTATCAGCAGCAAGTATGTTTGGAGTTTTTAGCCCTAACGTAACGAATAGTTTAATTTTAATGGGGCCAAAAGGAATAGTAGGCGGTTATGCATTAACTTTTGCAGGTACTTTTGTAAAAGATAATACCAGCATTGCACAAATTGCCACAGCATTTGTTACTAAACCGTTTGTAACTAAGAGAGTTACCATATCTCCTATGTTTGCCTGGTCGAATTTAGGATCCCTTTATATGGTTGATTCAAAAACAGTAATAGGAGTAGAAACTTATAACTATATTCTAGGAAGTAACTTTGATTTTAACCTTTCCAGAAGATTCAAAGTAAACTTTGGTGCATTAGTTATTGGAGATACCGGATTCAATCAAAATCCTTCCTATAACTTTACCATAGGTAGTAGATTTGCATTATAAAGTTGCTTTTCTGAGTATTTATTCGTATCTTAAGATATAAATCGTACATTATAACATATATGACAGAAGTAATTAGATTCCACGCAACATGGTGTGGTCCATGTAGAGCATACGCTCCTATCTGGAGCAAAGTAGTGACAGAGAATGTAGAAACCGGAGTAGAGTTTCTAGAAGTAGATGTAGATAAGGATGTTTCCGGAAAAGCTGCAGAATATAAGATTATGTCCCTACCGACAACAGTTGTTGTTAAAGAGGGAAAAATTGTTGCTAAAAAAGTAGGTGGATTGTCGGAAAATGAGCTAAAAGTTCTTATCTTTAATTAAATAAAAGTAATCAGTTATGTTAAGAAATCCAAACACGATCCCAAAAGAGGACATTATTATTGAAGACCCAGCAATGGAACCTTTCTTTATTTCGAAAGCGAAATCAGGAGCAGGTGGCTTTACTGTCTTCGAAAGAGTAATTAAAGGTGAGAAGAATACTGCTTATATTAGAACTGTAAGCTATCCTTCTACATTTAACGGTGCTTTACGTACAGTAGCTAAAGAGTTATTAAATTCTGGTGAGAAGACAAGATACACATCTGTAAAAGAATATATGCAGAAGTGGGATGCAATTACTACCAGAATGGAGCATATTGTCTCCTTCGAATAAAGGATTTGCCTATATCCTATTAATACCTGGCATATTTTAAATTTTACGTATTATGGCGAAGAATGCTGTATTGTCCTTATCTGGAGGGATGGACTCCTCTACTTTATTACTACATTTGTTAGCAAATGGCTACAGAGTTACTACTTTGTCTTTTGATTACGGTCAGAAACATAGAGTAGAGTTAGAACGTGCAACATCATTAGTAGAGTATATTAATGAGATATGGAATGCTATGCATCCACCGTTTGATAACGATAAGAATTATTCTTTTCTCCCACCAACACATCAGATTATTAAATTAGATGGGTTGAAAGAACTACTAAACTCAGCATTAGTTGAAGGAGGTAAAGATGTACCGGAAGGTCATTACGAACAAGATAACATGAAAGATACTGTTGTACCTAATCGTAATAAGATCTTTAGTTCATTAGTACAAGCAGTAGCTTTATCAGTAGCGAACGAAACAAAAGAAGATACCTTTATTTCTCTAGGTATTCATGCTGGAGATCATGCAATCTACCCTGACTGTCGTCAAGAGTTTAGAGATGCAGATATGGAAGCATTTAGAATTGGTAACTGGGATGCAGAACGTGTTAAGTTTTATACTCCCTATTTAGATACAGATAAATTTGGTATTCTAGAAGATGGACTTAAAGCATGTGAAACACTCGGTTTGGACTTTGATGAGGTGTACAAGAGAACTAACACTTCATATAAGCCTTACCCTTCTGGTAATAGCGACTATAAGTCTGCTAGCTCTGTGGAGCGTATTGAAGCTTTTATTAAGTTGGGCCGTAAAGATCCTGTTCAATACGAAGACGAGACAGGACCAGTTGAATGGGAAGTAGCTAAATCCCATGTAGAAAAAGTTTTAGCAGAACATATCAAGTAAACTATTTATATATCAGTAAATTTAAACAAAAACAAAAACAATTATGAAAAAAGTAATCTTAGCAACAGCTTTAGTAGTTACATTAGCATCATGCGGTAACGGTAAATCAGAAGCAGTAGCAACAGACTCAACAGCAGTAGCAGTAGATACAGCTGCAGTAACAGCAACAGATTCTACAGTAGCAGAAATTCCTGCTGAAGAAGCTCCAAAAGCTGAAACTGAAGTAAAGTAAAAAAACCTTTTAGGTTGATTGGGGAATGATGGTATCAATGGCTCGAGAGTGTATTTTGGCGGGTATCATCGGAGTTGGGAAAAATACACCTAAGTAATGCCAATCATAAAAGGAGATGTCCACGCAACCATCTTCTCCTTTCCTAAATTGCTTCCTAAGCATAAATGGTGATGCGCCTGATTTGTACTCAGGATAACGGGGTTCGATTCCTCGAGGAAGCTCAATTGGGGATGCCCGGTTTTGACAGGTACGATGAGTTGGTACAATTGATGCAAGCAGGATTAGATGGAAATCCTTAAACACCTATCAAACAATAAACGCAGAAGAATTATCTTCTTTCACTTTCGAAGACGCTATGGCTTTCGTAGGTGCTGATTACGCAGTAGCTGCCTAATCTTTCCCGTATCACTCATGGGAATTTAAAAAGAAGTGAGAGTTGGAGTAACAGGTCGGAGCTCTATTAAATAATTTCGAGACCAGGTTGTTTGAAAGTTTGGTTCCCACATTTATCAAACTTTATATTTTGTTAATTTAGAAAAATTAACTAAGCTTGTGAATGAGGTTTATTAAATCCGTATTTGGACGAGGGTTCGACTCCCTCCATCTCCACAATTCCGCTCCGTTGGACAAACGGTTAAGTCGCCTCCCTTTCACGGAGGAGATTAGGGGTTCGAAACCCCTACGGAGTACATTATATCGCGGGATAGAGCAGAGGTAGCTCACAAGGCTCATAACCTTGGGGTCGGAGGTTCGAATCCTTCTCCCGCAACTAGATAAGGTTTATATGAAGATATTAGTTACTGGAGGAAATGGATTTGTAGGAAGTAACCTTATAAAAAGGTTGGTAATAGAAGGACATTCTGTCACTTCATTAGATGACCTTTCTGTAGGGTTTAAAGAATACGAAATCCCAGGTTGCCATTACTGGTATGGTGATATAGAGCGAATAGACTTAATGGATAAAGATTTCGATCTTATCTATCACTTAGCTGCTTTAAGTAGAATACAGCCTTCCTTTGCTAACCCACAAGAAACCTTTAGAGTTAATACTCAAGGAACTTTGGATGTATGTAAGTTTGCTCATCAAATAGAAGCTAAAGTTATATATGCAGGATCTTCTTCTAGATGGCATAACCCTTTGCAGTCTCCATATGCATGTTCTAAACACATGGGGGAAGAAATTATAAAGATGTATAAGCAGGTGTTTAACTTAGATGCTGAAATTGTAAGATTCTACAATGTATACGGACCTAATGAAATTTTAGAAGGAGATTGGGCAGCAGTTATAGGTAGATGGAGAGGTCAAGTTGCTAAAAACTACCCTATCACCATAGTAGGTGATGGAGAACAGAGACGAGATTTCACTCATATAAGAGATATTGTAGATGGATTAATTAAAGTTGCAGAGAGTGATGAAAAACACGAAGATGCTTGGGAATTAGGAACAGGTAAAAATTACTCTATAAATCAAGTTGCTAATATGTTTGTAGAAAAATTTAACTGCGTTAAAGTCTACATGAGAGAACAAAAAGGTAACTACAGAGAGACTTTAAGAGAAAATAAAGACGCCATAGAAAGACTTGGATGGCAACCAGAAGACAGATTACTAGAATACATTAAACAGTTATAATTATGAAAAAGTTATTATTATTAATGAGTGTTATATTACTACTAAGTAGCTGTGTATGGATGCCAATGAAAATGTCGATTCATGAAAAGCGACTATGGAACCATCGAAACAAAATCAGAGGGTATTACTTCAGAACACACCCTTTCAATCAGCAACGTGCTATTAGAGGAAAAGCTTATATACCCTATTTCAGGCCGGGAAAATTTTAATAAAAAAAAGTTGCAATTTAGAACTAACGTTCGTATATTAAATTAAATAAGAAGTTATATGTTTGTCCCCTACTATATCATTTGTATCATTTACTGTTTTATACAATTACATAAAAAGTATAAAAGAGTTGGTGTAGATAGTATGGGTAATTCTCCAGAACTAGACTCAATTATGGTTTTAGTTATGGCTTGGGTTTTAGCTCCTGTAGATGTATCTTTGACATGGATTAATATGTACAAAGAAGCAGAAGAAGCTAGAAGAAATCAGGAAAATAAAATTTACTAAATTAGTTGGAGATACGAAATAAAGTTCTTATCTTAAATTAAATAAAACGTTCTTTGAAAACATTGTTATCCATTGATGAAGCTTCGGCTAAATCATAAATAACATTCGGCGGCATATAGTCGGTAAATAAACCGGGAAACCGGTGTAAAGTGAACTGCTTTGACTGAGGTAGTTTGCGGCTCGCAAGAGCTTAAGTATGCAAGCAGGGTATCATTAAACCTTAAGTACTGAGGGTAACACTTTAGGGAAAGTGGTTTAGTGACTAGGCGATGTGGGTCGTTTAGTTGAGCTCGGAAGAGTAATAAGATTAACCTGTAGGGTATTTGCAAGAAGTATACTTATCCAAGTATATTATTGCGTTGCTCAATATAAGAGGTATCTTAAAGCTGAAAGGCAAGTAGGTGTACAGGTGGTGCTGTTATCTACCTTAGCAAGCATCTACCAAGATGTTAGTTATGAAGATATCTTAAAGTATGGAGGTGGGGACACTTCAAAAGGTAGTTAAGTATTCTCTTGATCAAAAGTTAAGAGAGCTTAGGGCAGGCCGCTACCTTTACAATCCACAAGTCGCTAACTTTTGAATTATTGCATTTTCAAAAATACATAATCATAAAAGCAAAAGCGCTTGCCAGCTACGGACGAAAGATGCTTACATAGTACTGAGCTGTTCAGTGCCACTTAAGATCGCAAGTCAAGAGTGATTCTCTAGAAAGTTCTATAGCCTCGCAAGGGTTAATCAGGTCGGCAGATTTGAATAGAGACGAGTAGGGAGAGAGTAGTCCAAATAATAAGTAGCTCAAGGAGTGGTTCACCTAAATAACCAGCATTGCTAGAATAGAGATCAAAAGTCTCTGGACAAGAGGGGAATTAAGATAATACCTCAAAAGATCTAGCGTTAGAGCTGTAGTCTCAGGCTTACTTAAAATTAACGTACCTGCCTCGATGATGAAATAGGTAGACATGCAAGACTTAAAATCTTGTGGGCAGAAACGCCCGTGCCAGTTCGACTCTGGCTCGAGGTACGTTTCTTTTTTTTATTGTAGAGTGGTGGAATGGATTGGGGTGTCCCCGGTCGTGGCAGACATGCCCTCCCGTCTCGAGGGTGCGGATAAGAGATAGATAAATGATAATGGGTTGACCACACGCTAGCTAGCAAGAATGTCATTTATTGAATCGCCGCGTGAAGGTTCGACTCCTTCCTCTACAGCACTTACCTTAAGCAGTGAAACTGTGTGATGGCCGATGAATGAAAGTAACGCACTTAATGGCCGTGGCCCATATGGGGATAAAATATTCATCTGGTAGGTACTTGGACTTATAGCTCAGTTGGTTAGAGCAACTGACTCATAATCAGTAGGTCCCTGGTTCGAGCCCAGGTTGGTCCACGTCTAGTAAAAAATAATAAAGTTCTATTTATAAGAGTATGATACAACTAGGCATTTCAGCATTTTACCACGACTCTGCAGCATGCATCGTTAAAGACGGTAAGGTTCTTTATGCCATTGAACAAGAAAAGCTATCAGGTATCAAACATGACGATAGTTTTCCAGTAGATGCGATCAAATGGGTTTTAAGAGCAAGTAAACTTACAATAAACGACATTGACGAAGTTTGCTGGTATGAGATTCCAGAATTAAAGAGAGCAAGAGTACTCAAATCTTTTAACAAATATCCTTTTCGTACATTCTTTAGAAGATTAAAATTTCTCAAAGAGAGAAAAGAACTTCACAATCCTAACTTTTTATTAGCAAAACATTTCCTATACCAAGGCCCTGTTAGGTATGTTGAACACCATTTATCTCACGCAGCATTTTCCTATTTTACTAGCCCTTACAAAGAAGCGGCAGTTGTAACTATAGACGGAGTTGGAGAGTTTGAAACAGTTACAATTTCAAAAGCAAAAGATAGTTCTATAGAAAAAGTATTTGCTATTAACTTCCCAGAATCTTTAGGATTATTCTACTCTACCTTTACCGCATTTCTTGGCTTCAAACCTAACGAAGGTGAGTACAAAGTTATGGGTATGGCTGGATATGGAGATGCTAGTAAGTATGTTCCATTCCTTCATAAGCTTTTTAAATTCGAAAAAGAATCAATTTTTTCATTTTACCCAGAATACTTTACTTGGGAGTATTCAGATAAGATAATGTTTACTTCTGACCTATGTAATGTATTAGGTAGAGGTCCTCGCCTTCCGGAAGATGAAATTACACAAGATGATTATGATCTAGCAGCAGCTGTACAGTTTATTTACGAAAAGCAGTTTAATAGAATTCTAGAGAAAGCTAAAGAATTAGTTAATTCTGATAATCTCTGTTTAGGAGGCGGATGTGCGTATAATGGATTAGCTAACACAAAAGCATATAAACATTATTCATCAATCCACATACCATTTGCACCTTCAGATGCAGGTTCTGCTATTGGTGCATGCTTAGCATCTTATAAAGGTCCTAGAAAGGATAATAGCGTTCCTTACACAGGTCCTTCTTTCAATGAAGTAAGTATACGTACTCAATTAGAGTACTTTGGTAACAAGATATACTACTTTAGATACCCTACAGAAGAGAGACTTCTGAATAAGGTAGCATCTATAATCCATAGCGGGAATATAGTAGGATGGTTCCAAGGTAATATGGAATTTGGAGCAAGAGCTCTAGGTAATAGGTCTATACTTGCTTCACCTCTTCATCCAGGTATTAAAGATAAAATCAACAAAGTTATCAAAAAGAGAGAAAGCTTTAGACCTTTCGCTCCTTCATGTATAGAAGAAGACGCTAAAATATTTTTCGATATAAAAGAACCGGTACCTTATATGAATCAAGTTGTAGAAGTTAAAAAGAACCACAGACTACCTTCTATTACTCATATTGATAATACAGCAAGAGTTCAAACAGTTACTAAAGAACAAAACCCAAGGTATTACCAATTGCTTTTAGCATTGAAACGTATATCAGGTTATCCTATATGTTTAAATACATCTTTTAATTTTAAGGATCAGACAATTACTATAACACCAAAGCAAGCAGTAGAGAGATTTTTAGATAGTAAGATGGATTTTCTTGTAATAGATAACTACCTCATTATTAAAATGAAACACAAATGAAATTTTTAGATACTATAAAGAAACTTTTCAAAAACTGGAAAAAGAAAAGAGAGTTTAAGAAGAAAATAGAAGAATTAAAAAAAAGAGACCCTTTTATTTATAAGAATTTTTAGTAAAAGTTGTTTCGTAAGATAATTATTCGTACATTAGTTTTAGACAATAGTGTCGTAGCACCACTTTAAAAACACACCCATGACAAACCCGCATGATGTAGTACACGCATCTCGAAATCTGAAAGGTAAAAAAGTAAAACCTGCAGTAACTTTTTATGACGATTTAGTAATAAAAGGTCAAAAACTTCCCGATCCAAAAAAACACCAACTAGTAAGTTTCCTTAAATCCGGTATTAGGATTGCAGGATATGTAGCTCTATTTTTTTCAATAGAGATTGCAGCCGTATTGTTAATTGTTTCCGAACTAGTTGGAATTTACGAAGAATTAGTTTAAATTATACAATATGAAATTTCAATCAACAAAATTATTTGACGGATACTCTACTTGTTTTCGTCAATGGAAAGCAGAAGGAACTCACTGTAAGTATTTACATGGATACGCAGTATCTTTTAGAGTATGGTTCGAAGGAGAATTAGACGAACGTAACTGGGTATGGGACTTTGGTGGAATGAAGAGAGCAAAGACTACTATGTACGGTAGTTCACCTAAAGACTTCTTTAACTACTTATTAGACCATACTACAATAGTAGCAGAGGATGATCCATATTTAGAGAACTTTAAGCAGATGGATGAAGACGGTATAATACAGTTACGTATACTTCCTGCAACAGGATGTGAAAGATTTGCAGAGTATCTGTATAACGAAATTAATGAGTTCTTAGAAGCAGAAACCGAAGGACGAGTAAAAGCTGTAAAAGTAGAAGTTTACGAACACGAAAGAAATTCTGCATCTTATCAAGCATAAAATAAAAAATAATGAGTTTAGGAAGAATTACAGATTATAGTAAAAAGTTACCTATCGTAGAATTGTACACTTGCGTACAATCAGAAGGTTCAAGAGCTGGCTACCCAACTGTAGCAATTAGAACTACAGGTTGTACTCACCGTTGTTACTTTGGAGAAGGCGGATGGTGTGACTCTTGGTATACCAGTATACATCCAGAAAAAGGTATTTATAATTTCAACGATATCGTTAAGATATACGATGAGAACCCAGAAGTGAAGGAGATGATGTTAACAGGGGGTTCACCAACAATGCATCCAGCTTTAGTTAACGAATTAACACATTTTGCTCATGAAAGAGGTATCATTATTACCATCGAGACTGAAGGGAGCCATTTCCTCGCTACCGACTATCCTATTGACCTTATTAGTCTTAGTCCTAAGTTTACCAATAGTGTGCCTGTATTGGGGGTACTTACTCCTCAAGGTGCAGTTACGGACCAGAAGCTTATTGACACGCACAACAGGCATCGTCTCAATAAAGAAGCAATTAAAGAGACATTGGCATACCATAAAGATTACCACGTTAAAATCGTAGCTAATCCAGTAGAGAGACCTGAAGAATGGTTAGAGACAAGAGCTTGGTTGGATGAGTTAGAGATACCTAAAAATAAGGTAATTATAATGCCTCCAGGAGATAATCGTCAAGAGCTAATTAGAGTATATCCTTTAGTTATAGAATGGTGTACTCAAAATGCATACCGATTTACAGGTAGAGAGCATATTATTGCTTTTGATACCAAGAGAGCTGTGTAAACCTCTATTTATATTTACTATGAACTTAGAAGATATATTAAAATTTGAAGTGGGTATAGACAACATGGGAGATGTTGAAATACTAGTAGATGGTTTGATTGTATGGGATTATAAAGTACAGAACGGTAACCTTCACTTAATAACAGAAGATTACGACGAAATAGAATTTGGTCCTGTAACTTTCCTAGAGTTAATTAACTACATAGATGAACATCCTGTAGATACTCAAAATGTTACAATTTTATCAGAAACCGATTATAAACAGTTAAACAATTACAGATGGGAAGAAAATCGAATTTGCTTCTTTTAGCATTTTTATTAACATTAACAACTGCTTACGGGCAATTACGAGATTCAGTACTAGTTAAAACTCCAATATTTGAAGTAATGTATTCAGAGACTAAAGAACAGCCTCTCTGGGTTAAATACACTGCAAGACCTATAGTAAAAGTAGCAGATAGAAAAGGGTTAGATTTCTACACAGAGAAAGATTACCATACATCTGATAATAATGACTACGCAGCAAACATATACGATAAAGGACATATGGCTCCTGCTGCACATTTTACCGACTCCAAAGAGAACTTAAAACAGACTTTTACCTATCTAAATTCTGCTTTACAGAATGAAAGATTAAATAGAGGAGAGTGGCGACTATTGGAAGCACAAGAGAGAGTATGGGCAGATACAGAAGTGTTAGAAGTAACAGTTAGAGCAATTTTCAGCGATAAGTCTATCAAACTACCTACAAATGCCACAGTACCTGATGCATTTTATAAAGTAATTAAATTTACTAAGAGCGGTAAAACTGAATGTTATTATTTTCCGAATCAACCGCCTACTAAAAAATGGCAAGAATATAAAATAAATTGTAATTAAAAGTTATGACATCAAAAGAATTTGTTACATGGATGCAAGGTTTTGTAGAAGCTTGCCACGAGTACGCACCAACTCCAAAACAATGGGATGCATTAAAAGATAAGTTAAAAGAAGTAGACGATTCAATACCACTTGGAGGTATCATTTCAGATCACAACACTTTTAGAGTACATGAATCATATCCAAGATGGCAAGAACCTCATAAGGTAAATCCATTTTATGTAGGAGATGTACCACTTACTAACCCGATAGGATTATCAGGAACATGTACTACGCAGGCAGTAGTTACAACAACACCGGGTGGTGGTTCAATTACATATGCTACACCGCCATTTACAAAAACATCAACTACTTTAGGATATCCGTCCGGAAGTTCAATTAGCTACACTACTTCTAATAAATGAGAGAAGTAATTATTACAAGAGACCTTACCTGGGAGTGGGTGGAGAGTCAAATTGATAAAATTGGAATGTGGCTAGATTGTCAAGAACCTATAGCATACGTTACAGGTTTACCTAGAGGAGGTTTAATTCCTGCAGTTCTAATTTCACATAGGTACAAAATTAATTATATAAGTTTAGCAGACGCTAAATTACTACCTACTCGACTGAGACATAAAACTCTAGTAGTAGATGATATATGCGATACAGGTATTACTTTTGCAGAAATTGATGCTTATGAATTTTTAACTTTATCATTAGCATTTAGGCATAATAGTAAGTACGTTCCGGATAAGTATTGCGAGTTAATCGATGATGCTAGATGGTTAGTATTCCCCTGGGAAAATAAAGACAGTGATTACGTTCAAGATTACTTGAAATAATTTGGATCTTAAGCAAAGTTTTCGTAAATTAAGTTATAGTAGTGTCGTAGCACCACTTTAAAAACAAACATATAAAATGAAGAAGAAGTATTCGTTAGAGGTAACCGAAGCAGGTTACGCAAATGGTTTATCCACACAGTTAGCTGAAAAGCAAAAAATTAGTAAAATGGTAGATGTTCATCTTACCGACTCTGAGAAATATGAAATTATCTCAAACGCTGCAGAAGCATTCGGTAAGTTCTTAGATGCTTTAGGGTGTGATTGGAGAAATGATCCAAACTCATCTGATACTCCACGTCGAGTAGCAAAAGCATACGTAAATGACCTATGGGCAGGTCGATTCTCAGCACCACCAGAAATTACAGCATTCCCATCAGACGGTTATGACGGATTAGTACAGGAAAGTAACATTCCTTTAACTTCGATGTGTTCACATCATCACCAGACTATTCAAGGTCGAGTTAGTGTAGCTTATATTCCAGGTAAAGACGGTAAGGTTATTGGATTATCTAAACTAAACCGTATTGTAGAATACTTCGGTCGTCGAGGAGCTATCCAAGAGCAATTAACAGTAGCTATTCATCATGCTATTGATAAGATCTGCGAAGGTAACGAAGGAGTAGCTGTAATGGTAGATGCAACACACAATTGTGTATCTTGCCGAGGTACTAAACATAATGGTGCTTCAATGCAGACAGCTAAACTTTCAGGAGCATTTTTAAAAGAAGATTCTTGTAGAGCTGAGTTCTATAAGAATATAGAATTAGCAGGAAAATGTCGCAACTAATAAGTTGCTTCCTATTGATTAATTTCGTAAATTAAGTATATGAAAAATAACGTACCTTTTGTGAACGAAGTAGAGCTGTTTAACGCTACCTTCGGTAAACCAAATAACTATACCCCAGTTATACCTGAACGTAAAGAGTGGGAATTTGTATATAACTTTATTCTAGAAGAACTAGAAGAGTATAAAGAAGCATGTGAGAAAGGTGATATTGTAGAAGTATTAGATGCTTTATGTGATATTACTTACGTATCGTTAGGTAATGGTGTAATGTTACACGGACTTAAAGATAAGTTTAATGACGCTTATGCGGAAGTTCAAGCATCTAATATGTCTAAAGCTTGTAAGTCAGAAGAAGAGGCTATCGAGACTGTTAATATACGCTCTGAGCAGCAAGGAGAGCCTTGTCATTACGAGAAGGTAGGAGACTTCTATATTGTATACCGAACTAGAGATAGAAAGGTAATGAAGTCGGTAAATTATTTTAAACCAAATCTAAAAAAGTTTTTCTAATGTCGTTAATAGAAGATATAAAAAAGCATGCTGTCTATGTACAAGCATACCAGACTGAAATGGTGCCCTTATCGGCAGTTATTTCTCTGTTAAATAATGTTGACCTAACAAAGCAAGCAGATGATTTACTTGACAAGTTAGCAGAGCAATTGCAAGATGTTCAAAAAACTCTAAACGATATAACAAATGATTAAGATAGCTCACGAATCTCCAAAAAGTATTTTTGAAACTGTTCAACAGTATACAGACTACGATTATGCTTTAGTGCATTTATTTGCAGAAGATTATGAGTACTATGACTTATTTTATGATGCTATTGAGAAAGGTAGAGAGGTAATTCTAGATAATTCTATTTTTGAATTAGGAAATGCATTTGATTCAGAAGAATTTGCATGGTGGATTAAGAAACTAAACCCTACTTGGTATATAGTGCCAGACGTATTAGAAGATAGTGTTAAAACTATGGCTTCTATGGATATGTGGAATAGTAAGTACTCGGAAATTAAAAATAAAAAGATAGGGGTAGTTCAAGGAAGAACATATAAGCAGATAGTTGAATGTTATCAACATATGGATAAGGTAGCTAACGTAGATATGATAGCTATATCTTTTGACTACTCGTATTATACACAATCAGTACCACATCCTAATAAGTATGTTAGCTGGATGTTAGGACGTGTGAAGTTACTTGGAGATCTACTCAAAGACGGTGTTATTAATGTAGATAAACCTCACCATTTACTTGGATGTGGATTACCTCAAGAGTTTGCATTCTATAAGCATGCAAATTACGACTGGATTTATTCACTAGATACGTCTAACCCGGTAGTTCATGGTATTAAAGGGATTGAGTATAAAGAAGAAGGTTTATGGGATAAAGAGTCTCAAAAATTATTTGAGATGATTAATGCTAATGTAGAAGACGTAAGTAAGGTATTATTTAACATTCAAAGATTTAGACAATTTGCAAACGGATCAACCAAATACTAGCAATCAGTGGGTAGCTTTCTTCTCTCAAACAGGTTCTGAGATAGTAGCATTGTCTGAGAAATTAGGTAGATGGCCTAATTTGATTGTAACTAATGAAAGACCAGAACATTTACGTAAGGTAGATGAGAGGATACTAAAATTACCTTTTTTCTATGTAACTCCGAATAAACCTACATTACAGGATTACGAGTACCTATTTAGTCATTTAGCTCCTCCTGAGAAACTAGTAGTTACCTTGCACGGGTGGTTGAGAGTAATGCCTCCTGAGATTTGTGATAGATATAGAATCTTTAACGGACACCCAGGACTAATTACAAAGTATCCAGAATTAAAAGGTAAAGATCCTCAAGAAAGATCGTATAAGCAGTATGTAACTGCAGGAGCAGTTTTACATAAAGTAACTGCTGGAGTTGACGAAGGAGAGGTTATAGATTATGAAGAATTTTTACAAGAAGGGTTGGATGAACGAGCTTTTTATCTTACATTAAGAGATAAGGCATTGTATATGTGGTATAAGTTTTTAAAAGTAGTTTTGTCATGATAAAAAGAATAGCATTAGTAGGAGCAAGTAGCACAGGTAAGACTACGGTATATGAGCTTCTTAAGAATAAATTACCTAAGTATGAGTTTATAAATGAATCTACTCGAACTGTAGCAAGTTATGGTTTTCCTATTAACGAGTATGGCAGTGATGCTACTCAGTTAGCTATTAGTTCTTTTCACTTAGAAGCTTTACTTAAGCCTTATAACTTAGTCTTAGATAGATGCTATATGGACGTTTTAGTTTATACTTGTTTCATGGATGGTATAGATAGAGGTACTCATGACTTTATTCAAGATACTTGGAATAGAATCAAAGGAGAATACACACATTATGTTTATTTTCCTATTGAATTCGAATCAGTAGATGATGGAGTGAGAAGTGTTAATGAAGAGTGGAGAAAGAAGATAGATGAACGTTTTAAATCAGAATTAGAAACAGTTAGACAACCTTACTTAACTATAACTGGTTCACCTATGCAAAGAGTAGATCAAATTTTAAATTTTATAAAATAATATGTCAAACGAAAAAAATCAAGAAGCAGTAGTAGCCATTGCCGGTAAGCATTTAGGTAAAGTCGGTGGTGAAGGTTATAAAGATACCTATGATCCGGAATTGTTAGTAAAGATTCCTCGATACTTAAATCGAGAAGCTTATGAGTTATCTGGTAAAGAATTCGTAGGAGTAGATACATGGAATGCATATGAGGTTTCAGCCATTACAACTAAAGGACAGCCTGTAGCAGGTATGTTGAAGATTGTATGCCCTGCTTCTTCAGAGTTTCACGTAGAGTCTAAATCTATTAAACTATACCTAAACTCATTTAATATGACTCGTATCGGAGAAACAGCAGCAGATTGTATTGCAGGTATTGAAGCTAGGGTAAAGAGAGATTTAGATGAGTTACTAAATACCACTACTACAGTTAGTTTCTATTCAACGATAGAAGAAGCTAATCCAATTACATTCGAAGGTTATGTAGATTTAGCTGATGCAGCTGATTTAGATCAAGTAGATTTTACTTCCTTTAAATCTGATGCTAGTCAGTTAGAAACTAAATTCGTTGCAGAAGTAGGAACAGCAGAAGTACGGTATAAGTCTAACTTATTACGTTCAAACTGTAGAGTAACAAATCAACCAGACTGGGGCGATGTTTACATCCGTATGGAAGGTACGAATATGCCTTCTCCTGAGTCTTTAGCAAAGTATATTGTATCTCATAGAACTGTATCCCACTTCCATGAAGAGATTTGTGAAATGGTATTCAAGCATTTAACTGATGCATATAAACCAGAGCAGTTAATGGTAGCATGTTTATACACCCGTAGAGGAGGTTTAGATATTAACCCTATCCGAGCTACTCATCAGAGCTACATCCCAGATTTCTTTACAGAACCAGAATACACTATCGCTAAAACGTTACGTCAATAATGGCAACAGAAGTAATTAAACAAGAATTCACAGAGCATATTGCTACCCGTGTTCCTCCTGGTGATAACTGGGAGCTGAACATAGATTTAGGAGTTGTTATAGAAGGGTTGGTTCCAACATTGACAACCTACCTACGTAAGACTAAGTTTAAAGGAGCATATAGATTAGATCCACTTGCCGGAAAGCTTTATGCAATCCGTGAGCAGGAAATCACAGTTACCCCTCCGGAACCAGAGAAATTTGATCTTTACGGAGAGTATTAAATAATAGGGGAAGCAGTTGGAACTTCCCCTTTTTTTTCGTACATTAAGGTATAATAATAAAGGTTATAATATGGCTACAAAAGAAGATTTTCAATTAAAGTTAGAGAAGGGTAGAGTAGGGGAATACGCAGTTATTCAAGCTCTAAGTCAGATTACAGAAGTAAAAGACCTAACCGATTACTCTGCATTCAAAGGCTATCAACAAAAAGGTTTAGATTTCGAATTTTTTAATCGAAAGACTAACACCTGGGATAGAGGTGATGCAAAGGCTAATATCGGTGAATCAGGACTTACGTTTATGGAGCTTTATAAAGGCACCGGTAAGTTAGGTTGGTTTAATACAACTAAGTCTGATTGGATATTTTGCTACAGTGTATATACTAAGAATATATACTTTTATAGCGTCAACGAGATGAGAGGTTACATTGATAAACGATTAAAAGATCGTAGTATTAAGACGTCTCATTTAAAAGATGGCAGCATTGGAGTATGGTTACCAGTAGATAAGAATCCTTTAATCGAAAAATTTGCATAATGAATATAGAAAAAAAATACTACACCGTAGACTCTATTGAATTAGTAGACCTACTGATCGAACATATTAATGCTTCTGAAGTTATAGCATTCGATACCGAGACTGACTCTCTTAATATGCGAAAAGGTAGCATAGTAGGTTGGTCAGTATCCGGAGATGAAGGTATAGGTTTTTACCTACCTACTCAAATGTGGAACGCTACTACACAGCAGTTAGAGGAATGTCTAATCGGTGGTAGAGGAGCTCATGCTATTACTAAGAAGCTACTACCAATGTTAAAAGGTAAAAAGCTTGTAATGCATAACGCCTCTTTCGATACTCGATTTGTAAAAAACTATTACGGTATTGACCTGTTAGAAGATCTTTGGGTAGATACTGGGTTACTTGTTCATACGGTTCAAGAAGATGGAGCTTTTGGTTTTGGTAATCCATTTGGATTGAAATCAATTGCTATTATGAATCAGAAAGCATTAGGTTTAGATGTAGAAGAAGCAGCCAACAAAGAGCAGATAGAACTTAAAGAATCTATAAAAGCTAACGGAGGATCTGTTACGAAAGAAAACTACGAGATCTACAAAGCCGATATGGAGATACTATCTAAGTATGCTGCTGCCGATACCGATTTAACGTTACGTATTTGCAACCTATACTTAGATAAACTAAAACAAGAGAATCTAGAAAAGTTCTTCTTTGAAGAAGAGGTTATGCCTATCTACCGTGAAGTTACTGTTCCGATGGAAGAGTATGGCGTTGATCTTGATATGGATTTATTACGTCAAGTTCACAGTGAGATACAGGCAGATCTTATTGAAAATAAGAAGATCGTAATGAAGAGTCTATTAGCTACCGATGATGGTAAGAATTGGGTAATGGATACTGCATTTAGTAACTACCCTCCTACTAATAAAGGTAACTGGGCTCAAGAGTTATGTAAAAGGTACTCTCTACCTTTACCTCGATCTGAGAAGACTGGTAAATACTCTATTACTAATAAGACTGTTTCTGAACTAGAAGATTCTATCTATAAAGAATTCTTACTTACCGGGGATGTTAAATTGCTAGATCCATTAGAGGTTGCTCGTATTTCAATGGCGATGTGGAAAGAAACTAACGACGGTGAGTATATTAACATTCAATCTAAAAAACACCTAGGTGAGATTGTATTCAAGTATATGGGTATCAAAGCTAAGTCTAAGACTACTAAAGGAACTGATCAATTTGATATGGAGATGTTAGAGGACTTATCTAAAGAATATACTTGGGCAGAAAACTTACGAATCTATAATAAGCTTCTAAAGATTAAATCTACCTACATTGACCGCTTTATTGACGGCTCAGAAGACGGACGTTATTATTTCTACTTCAAGCAGAACGGTACAGTATCCGGACGTTACGGTTCAGATGCTCAACAATTACCTAAACCGAAAGAAGAGGGGGAAGATGCTCCTATTATTGTAAAGTATACTAATATAGTTCGTGCATTTTTGATTGCTGGTGAAGGACGTAAGGTAATTGACGCCGATTACGAGTCTCTAGAACCTCACTGTTTTGCTTCTGTAGCTGGTGATATTAAACTACAAGAGATCTTTAATAATGGTTGGGACTTCTATTCTACTGTTGCTATTCAGACTGAAAAACTAGAAGGCGTATCTCCAGATAAGAAAGCTCCTAACTATCTTAAGAAACTTGACCCTGTTAAACGTAATCAAGCTAAGGCTTACTCGTTAGGAATTGCTTACGGTATGGAGGCTTATGCATTAGGTATGACTTTAGGTATCCCTCAAAAAGAAGCTGAGAAACTCGTACAAGGTTATCTAGATGGTTTCCCTGAGTTAAAGTCTTGGAGAGAGAACTCTAGAAAGCAAGTTAAAGAGCATGGATTTATTACTAACTACGTAGGGCGTATTCGTCACTTACCTAAAGTAAAACGAATTTACGATAGATACGGAGAAAAGATTATGGATTGGAAGTTTAGAAATGAACTAGCAACTCAGTACGGTAAAGATGATGTGATGGCTCTTTATAGAGACTATCGAAACGGCCTTAATAACTGTCTTAACTTTCAATTACAGTCATTAGCAGCTGCGGTAGTAAACCGAGCAGCAGTTCAAATTAACCGTAAAGCAAAAGAACTAGGCATTGATGCTAGAGTGCAAGCTCAAGTACATGACCAGTTAATTATAAACGTATCGGAAAAAGACGCAGAGATGTTTGCGCCTATAGTACGAAACATCATGGAGACTACAACAGTTCTTCCGGGTGTAACCCTAAAAGCACCACCAGAGATTTCTGATAACTGGAGAGATGGGCACTAAAATTATTATGTATAAATTATTACTAGAAGGAGCATTGTATGGAACGTTGGCTCAAATCATAACGTTCCTACAACTCCAAGGAAATATAAAGTGGGGGTGGTATGCTAAATATCCATTTTGGGTCTTATTAATATCAATTCCTATTTCTATTCTATTCATTAAATCAGTAGAAAAATTTGTAGCTGCTTTTAATGGAGAGATCTGGCCAAGCCGTTTGATAGGGTTTGGAATAGGTATTATAGTTTTTTATATAATGAGTTATGCATTATTTAATGAACCGGTTACAACCAAAACATTCGTATGTCTTTTACTTGCATGCGCTATTATTGGTGTGCAGGTTTTTTGGACATAAGATATTTATATTAAATCGACTCTAGGGCGAGTAGTTATATTAACCAAATGTTAAACCGAGGATCTTAGGACCTCACAAACTGTAAATCAAATGAGTACAAATTTCAATGAATTCGACATCTTATTTCACAATTTTTTCCACCCAACAAGTGGATTTCTCTCGGCCGCAACGGCAAAACAACCACACCCCTTAAACATTTTCTACACCGACGACAAACTTCACTTCGAAGTCGCATGTACCGGTCTTACAAAGGAAGATGTAAAAGTGAATATCGAAGAAGATATTCTCAAAATTAGTTATAAAAAACCGGAAGAAGATGATACGTTACATCCCGGAACAATACATAGAGGTCTAGCAAGACGTTCTTTCGATCTAGGATACAAAATCTCAGCAAAGTATGATCTAAGTAAAGCAGAAGCTAAGCTTGAAAATGGTTTGTTAGAAATTGCTATCCCTATTTCGGAAAAAGCTAAACCAAAAACTTTAAAAATTAAGTAAAAAACTCTGCCCTAGAGTTTGATTTTAAAGTAATAGTTCGTATATTAAATTTAATAAACAAGTTATAAACATCATGAAAGTATTAGAACCTCAAAATGACCGTGTGCTTATTAAACCTATCGAGGAAGATGAGCAAATGTATGGTAATATCGTAATTCCAGATATGGGTAAAGAACGTCCAGAAATGGGTCAAGTAATAGCTATAGGACCAGGACGTCAATCTGAATTTGGACATTATATTCGAGTTAATGCTAAAGTAGGAGATATTGTATTAGTTCCTAAGATCGGTACAATCCGTATCGAATTTGAAGGAGATGAATACTACATCACACAAGATAGAGAAATTTTAGCAACAGTAAAAGAAAAAACAGAATTAGTAAACTAATGGAAAAGAAAGTAACATATTCAAAAGTAGCTCGTGAAGAGTTATTGCAAGGAGTTAAACAATTAGCAGATGCAGTTGTAGCAACATTAGGTCCATCAGGACGTAACGTTATCATCGAACAAGAAATGGGCAGTCCTGTTTCGACAAAAGATGGTGTTACAGTAGCAAAAGCTATTGAATTAGAGGAAAGAGTTCCTAACATTGGAGCGCAGTTAGTAAAGCAAGCATCGATTAAGACTGCTGACGAAGCAGGAGATGGTACAACAACATCTACCTTGTTAGCTTATGCTATTGCTAATTCACCAATTGACGACTCAGATAACGTAGTAGAAATTAAAAGAGGAGTAGATAAAGCAGTATCAGCAGTAGTTGAATACTTGACAGAAAATTACTCTAAAGAAATCACGGACGAAGGACAGCTTAAACAGGTTGCTACCATCTCAGCTAATAACGACACCGAAGTAGGTGAGTTGATTTCCACTGCCATGGACAAAGTTGGCAGAGATGGAGTTGTTACAATCGAGGAATCACGTACCGGAGAAACCTATCTGGAAACAGTAGAAGGTATGCAATTCGGCAGAGGTTATAAGTCCCCGTACTTTGTAACAGATAATAGCACTATGCAAGCCGTTCTTCAAAGTCCGTTGATCTTAATTACAGACAAGCGATTAAACTCTGTTAAAGAGTTACTCCCTGTATTAGAAGCATGTTCTTCGCAGAATAAATCTCTATTAATCATCGCTGATGATATTGACGGAGAAGCATTATCTACATTAGTAGTTAACAAGATGAGAGGTATCTTATCATGTGTAGCTGTTAAAGCTCCTGAATTTGGAGATCGTAGAAAAGCAGTTCTAGAAGATATTGCGATATTGACAGGTGGCCAGGTAATCTCTTCAGAGAAAGCAATGAAGTTAGAGAAGTTTAACCCTGAGTGGTTAGGTAAAGCTAAGAAAGTAACGGTAGGAAAAGACACTACTACAATTATTGATGCTTCAGGAGAAGATGCAGCCATTACAGGTCGAGTAGAAGAATTAAAGACTCAAATCGACGAAGCTAAATCTCCATTCGAAAAAGAAAATCTACAAGATCGTTTAGCTAAGTTTATTGGCGGAGTAGCGATTGTATATGTAGGTGGTCATACTGAAGTAGAGATGAAAGAGAAGAAAGACCGAGTAGACGATGCTTTGCACGCTACACGAGCAGCTCTAGAAGAAGGTATCTTACCTGGAGGAGGAATTGCATTATTAAATGCTTCTAAGTACCTAGATGAAAACCCGGTAGTTACAAACCATTCTTCTCAGGACTTAGGTGCCCAGTTTGTTAAGTTAGCTTGCCGTCAGCCATTTGTAAAGATATTACAAAATGCAGGGTATAGCTTAGAGCAAATCTCAGAAGTAATTACAAAGATTAACGATAAGAATGATAAATGGGTAGGATATAATCCACGCACAGAAGAGGTAGTAAATATGTTTGACGAAGGTATTATCGATCCGGCTAAGGTTACACGTTTAGCACTAGAAAACGCCGCATCGGTAGCAGGTACAATCTTACTAACCGAAGCAGTTATCTCTAATATCAAAAAAGATAAAGAAGAGAAAAACGACTTTGGCGGTATGATGTAAAACCGGAGGGGGAAGCAGGGGGGCGTCTGTCCCTCTCTTCACCGAAGGTGTCCCGCGCGAATATGGAGATGTCTCCGGAAATTTAGTAGTTGTATCTTATCATTTTATTTCGTATCTTTATTATATGAAACAGCAGATGTATAACCCCGTTCACACCCGTGAGCAGCTCCTCAATACAAAGCTTAAAGGATTACGAAAATTGAATTATAATCCTTTTACGTGGTGGAGAATGTATGAATCAGTTAATAAGCCCTTATCCTCGAGAGCATTCTTAGGAGATAGGATTAAGAACGGAGACTACGATTACCCTCATTGGAAGTATCAAGCCGAATTGTGCGAGCATAACCTAAATGAGATGTGGGAGAAGATGTCACCAGATTACGCCAAGTGGGTGGAGGAGTCATCTTTGATGAGAGCAAGACGGAAGAGATTACTTGAAGATCACGAGAAGGAGGAGAATAAGAAGTTGGAAGAGTTGATTAGAGAGTTTACAAGAAACTATAGAGTAACAAAGGAGCAGGTAGAGGATGAGATGTTGAATTGGGATGGGGACTTGCATAAGTTCTTCTTACACATGGATGACAAGTATAGGATCAAGCCTACTCCGGTACCTAAATTTTAAACAATTAAACTATTTATATAAACAATCAATTCAAAAACCATGACAATTATTGTAATTTTCGCTGCCATCGTATTAATCGGTGGGTTTATTTACTTGAAGACTTCGGCAAAAAATACCGCCGAAACAATTGCTAACATCGTAGAAGGAGCTAAAGAAGTTCAAGCAGAGGCACAAGCCGAAGTTGAAAAAGCTGCTAAACCTAAGAAAAAATCCGCGCCACGTAAGAAGAAGGAAACTGCTTCTGCAACAGAAGGACCTATCAAAGGTGAATACTACAAACAACCACGTTAATAATGGAACAAAAATTAAATATTGGTATCGACCAAACAAGCCCGGTTTTATGCGACGAATGCGGGGGACATTTTTTCAATCAAGTCCTTCATCTTAGAAAAGCATCTGGGTTATTAACAGGAACTGGGGTACCATCTTATGTACCGATTCCGGTTTTTGCTTGCACGGCCTGCGGCCATGTTAATGTTGAATTCCTACCACAAGAAGTACAAGAACTCAGCAAGTAGATTTTTTAAAAGCTTGACCGGGAGGAGGGTAGGAGCAAGGCCCGGTCATATAGAGAGGAGTACGATTAATTTCGTGCTCCTTTTCTTTTTGGCCTATTTATAACAAAGAGTTGCGTAAAAGCATTAGAGTGCATGGTTGTAGCTTAACTTAAAACTTAAAATTAAAAGCTATGGCATTTAAAGACATTTTCAAAGACAGTAATGATTACAACGAAAAATCAATCGTTGGATTTGCATCATTCGCAGTAATGGTAGTATTCGCAGCAGCAGACATCGTAACAGGTTTTTTAGGTAACCCATTAGTAATTGAACCTATCATCTTCAATTCATTCGTATACATCACATTAGGTGCATTCGGTATTGCAGAAGTTGGTAAAATCTTTGGTAAAAAAGCAGAAAATAACGAAGAATAATTATAAAATAGAACTAAAATGAGTTTAAAAGCACTACAAACCAAATTAGGCTTAACAGCTGATGGAGCTTTCGGTCCAGGTACTATGAAAGCAGCAATGAAATTTTACAATCTTACTCCGGAAAGAGCAGCACACTTCTTTGCTCAAACAGGACATGAGACAGGTGACTTTAAAGTATACAATGAAAACTTGAACTATTCAGCTCAAGGCTTACAGGGTATCTTTGGAAAGTATTTCCCAGGTAACTTAGAAGAATCTTATGCTCGCCAACCAGAGAAAATCGCTAACCGCGTTTATGCTTCTCGTATGGGTAATGGTGATGAAGCATCAGGTGATGGTTGGAAGTTCCGTGGTCGTGGAGCAATCCAATTGACTGGTAAAGACAACTACACTCAATTTTCTAAGCATATCAACAAACCTGAGATCTTAACTAATCCAGATTTAGTTGCTACTGACTATTCATTTGAATCAGCTTTATTCTTTTTCGATAAGAATAAATTATGGTCTATTTGTGATCAAGGTGTAAACGAAGCTGCTATTTTAGCTCTTACAAAAAGAGTTAACGGTGGTACTCATGGATTAGAGGATAGAAAAGCTAAAACGTTAAAGTACTACGGATACGTTAAAGCATAAGAAAAAGTTGCTCGTCTGAGCATTTTTTCGTAAATTATTAAAAGGTAAAAAATGAAGAAAACAAATATTATCTTAATAGGGATCATAGCGGTCTTGGCTGCTTATATCCTGTTCTTTGTACAAGCACCTATAAAGGTAGATGTTAAAGGATATGAGGTTAAGATCGACTCTCTTCAACATACAGTAGATTCTATATATGTTGAGAACGGCAAACTAGATGATCAAATTGCTGAATACGAAACTGAAGTATCAATTCAGGACGATAAAATTCAGAGCTTAAAAGACAAATTAGTATTAATTAAACAAGAAACAAATGAAAAAGTTAACTCTGTCGATTCTTATACTGATGACGAGCTTGAGCGTTTTTTCACAGAACGTTACAAAGGACTCATCAGCGATACAACTGCGCAAGCCGATAGCACGTCTCGTAATTAAGGATCTGATTAAGGGTGATGGTTCTCAAGTAGAGATCACTAACCTACATCAAACTTTAGCAGCTACTGAACAAAAGGTAGCTCTTAAAGATAGTATTATAGTAACGCAATCAAGTAAAATTGTGAATCTTAATGAGATTATTCTTAGAAAAGATGAGCAGTTTAAACTACAACAACAGCTTTCTAAGGATTTAGAAAGAGCTTTAAAAGCAGCTAATACACGAGTATTTTTCTACAAGATTGGATCTGGAGTAGCTATCGTGTCTACTTTGCTGTTGTTGGTTAAATAAAAATAAATGGAAAAGTTACGTAAAGGTATATTCCCCTTCATTATTGCATTTTCAGCATTATCAGTAAGCTTATCGGCGGCCTTTTATTCAGTATCAGGTCTCGGTAAGCTTTTTGCTGGAGCTTCTTTGCAAGTTATTATTATGGCTTCTTCTTTAGAAGTTGCTAAATTAGTAATAGCATCTCTATTGTACCAGTATTGGGATACTTTAAATAAGGTACTTAGAGCTTATCTCTCAATTGCAACCATAGTACTTATGTTGATTACATCAATGGGTATTTATGGGTTTTTATCTGGTGCATACCAAGAAACAGCTAATAGAGCTGGTACTGTAGACGCACAAGTTACTCTATTAGAAACTAAAAGAACTAATTACATAGGTCAAAGAGACTTGCTTGTAAAAGAGAAAGAAGGGTTAGTAACTAGTATGACTAATCTTCAATCAGGGCTAGCTAATAACAAAACTAGTTATGTAGATAAGAAAGGTAACTTAATACAGTCAAGTAGTTCTGCTGATAGAAAGTCTTTAGAAAGACAATTAGATGCTTCTAATACTAGACAAGAAGCTCTTAATATAAAGCTTGATGATATCAATACTAAAATTTTTGAGTTAGATAATCAAATTATAGAAGTAAAAACAGGTAGTGATATAGCTGCTGAATTAGGACCTTTGAAGTATATTTCCGGACTTACCGGAGCTCCTATGGACCAAATCGTTAACTATCTACTCCTTATTATCATATTCGTATTCGACCCTCTAGCAATCTCACTAGTAATTGCAGCTAATTTTGCATTTGCTCAGTTAAAACCAAAAGAGACCTTGTATGAAGAGAAAGCTTATCATGAAGAGATGAAAGAATGGGATGCTACAATAGCTGATGGTTTAGATGATGATGAGATCTTTAAACCTAACGAAGCATTGCAAGAAGCAGCACAAAGGTATAAAGAGAGTAAGATACAAGGAGAGATCCAAGAAGAACCTATCAGATTAGAAGAAGAGAAGCTATTAGAAGATGACTGGAAGATCGTAGATGAATCCGGAAAGGAAATCAAAGATCATCCTGAGCAAATAAAAATAGTTAAGATTTTACAGAAGACTCCTTCCAGAATGAGAGTACAGTATTCTAACGGGAAAGAAGGTTGGGTGTCTAAGAATATAAAACCAGACGAAGACAATACGATTAGGTACCTATAAAGTAAAGTTGTTACCCTGCGTAATTTTTCATATCTTTAAAGAATAAATAAAAGTTATATAATGAGCAAAATAGAAGAGGCTATTGCCAAGAGATTATTAGAGAGGGCTGATGTAGGCTTCCGGAAGTACGGTGTAACGATGGAGAGAGATGATCTCAACTTTTTAGACTGGTTAACACATTTACAGGAAGAATTATTAGACGCTGCGGTTTACGTAGAAAAATTAAAAGGTTATGCCCAAGAAAATACCACAACTAGTCAAGCTAGTACAGGAAAGTAAAATAAAACAAACTAGGGCTAATAAACATATCTCCTATAGTCAATTATCAAGTTTTGAAACATGTCCAAAGCAATGGTATTTAACTTATGTTAAAAATTTAGCACCTTACAAACCTTCTATACATGCTGTATTTGGTACAGCTATGCATGAAACTATACAGTCCTGGTTAGATGTACTTTATAATGATACTATAAAGAAAGCTAATGAAATGGACCTACATAGTCTACTTCAAGAGAATATGGTGAAAGCCTACAAAGCTCAGAAAGTAATGTATAGTCATGAGCATTTTTCAGATCAGAATGAGATGAATCTATTTTACTTAGATGGAATTCATATTCTTGATTTTTTAAAGAAGAAGAGAGTCTTATATTTTTCTAATAAGAATACTTATCTAGCAGGTATAGAAACTTTACTATATCAAGAGTTAAGACCTGGTGTATTTTTCAAAGGATTAATCGATATTGTTTTATATAACGAAACAGTAGACAAGTGGTATATTATAGATTTAAAGACATCTACTTCAGGTTGGTCAGATTATGTAAAGAAAGATAATACTAAGATTGCTCAAGTACTCTTGTATAAAGAGTTCTTTGCTAAGCAATTTGATATCGATATTGATAAGATTGAAGTTGTCTATTATATTTTAAAAAGAAAAGTTCCAATGGAAGCTGAGTTTGCTTCGATGCAAAGACGTATCCAAGAATTCAAACCACCATCTGGTAAAATAAAAAGAGGTGAAGCTGTTGCTATGATGACTAAGTTTGTCAAAGAGACATTAGACGAAGCTGGAAACTTTTTTGATAAAGATTTTCAAGCTACTCCATCTGAGAGTAGTTGTAGATTTTGCGTTTTCAGAAATAATCCTATATGCCCACAAGGTGTTTAGGTATTTTCTATATATTTATATATGTATATAATACTATAAGTTATGAGTAATGGTCCTAAAAAACTAACAACAGTTCAGTTGGAAGAAGATTTATTGCAGCAGTTTAAATTTACCTGTGTAAAGTACAAATTTTCTTTTCAAAAGCTTGCTTCACGAGCGATTTTTCTTTATATTACAGATAAGGAGTTTAGAGAAAAAATTCACGATCAAACAGACACAAAAGTTAAATAAGTTACATGCAAGAAAGAATTGGTTATTTGAAGAAAGAAGAGCGTAAAAAGATTTTACTTTTATGCGATGATATTAGAGTACATTCAGGTGTAGGTACAATGGCTAAAGAAATTGTACTAGCTACTGCTCATCGTTATAATTGGGTAAATCTTGGAGCTGCTGTTCAACACAAAGAAGAAGGTACAATCATAGACCTATCTGAAGATACTTCAAAAGAAACAGGGGTAGAAGATGCTTCTGTTAAAATTTATCCAAGCACAGGATATGGAGATCCGTTTAAGCTTAGAAAATTATTAAAGGATGAAAAACCCGATGCTATCTTTATTTTTACAGATCCTCGATATTGGATATGGTTGTTTGATATGGAGAGAGAAATCAGGTCTAAAATACCTATTTTCTATTTGAATATCTGGGATAATTATCCTACTCCAATGTATAACAAGCCTTACTATGAATCGGTAGATTTATTAATGGCTATCTCTAAACAGACAAAATTAATTAACGAGCTTGTATTAGGAGATAAAGCTGAAGATAAGGTTATTAAGTACGTACCTCACGGAGTAAATGAAAAGTACTTCTTCCCTATTACTGAAAGTTATGAAGATTGGGATAAGTTTGTAGAGTTTAAAAAAGAGGTATTTAAAGGAAAAGATATACAATATGTAGTATTCTTTAATTCACGAAACATACATAGAAAGAAAGTAGAAGATCTAATTTTAGCTTATAGGTTCTTCTGTGATAACATCGGAGAAGAAGCAGCTAAGAAATGTGCTTTAGTTATGCATACTCAAGTAGTAGACCAAAACGGTACAGATCTTGCAGCAGTAAAAGAAGCTTTATGTGATCCTTCTTATGTGAATGTATTCTTCTCAGCAGAGAGATTAAACACAGCACAAATGAACCTGCTTTATAACTTAGCAGACGTAACAGTACTTACTTCAGCTAACGAAGGTTGGGGATTATCCTTAACAGAGTCTATGATGACAGGTACTATGATTATTGCTAACGTAACCGGTGGAATGCAAGACCAGATGAGATTCTCTAAAGATGGTAAATGGGTCGAATTAACTAAAGACTTTCCATCTAATCATAGAGGTACTATCAAAGAATGCGGAGAATGGGCTGTACCGGTTTTCCCATCTAACTTATCGTTAGTAGGATCCCCACAAACACCTTATATCTTTGACGATAGAAGTTCACCAGAAGATATAGCACTCGCAATAGAGAAAGTTTATAACATGAGTCCTGAGGAAAGAGTAAAGAGAGGAGCAGCTGGACGAGAGTGGGTACTATCTGATGAAGCGATGATGACAGCTACCAACATGGGTAAGAACGTAATTGCAGCAATAGATGAAACTTTTAATACGTTTACACCTAGAGGTAAGTACGATATTATCCGAGTAGACAAATTAGATAAAAATTACATTCAACATAAATTAAGTAAATATAGTTATGAGTAAGATAAAGGTTGTAGTAAGCTGCCCAGTAGATACCTACTCCGGATATGGAGCTAGAGCAAGAGATTTTGTACAAGCTTTATTAGCATTAGAGAAATACGATGTACGTATCTTATCTCAACGATGGGGGAATACAAGACAGGGTTATTTAGATGATCATAAACGAGACGACCTAGCAAGCCTTATTATACCGCAGTTAACTTATGAACCGGATATTTGGATTCAGATTACTGTACCTAATGAGTTTCAAAGAGTAGGTAAGTTTAATATTGGAGTAACTGCCGGTATAGAGACTACATTAGCTTCTCCTCAATGGGTAATGGGGTGTAATGTAATGGACTTAGTACTAACATCTTCAGCACATTCTAAGTTAGTATTTGAAGAAAGTAAGTACGATATGACAGATACAGCAAGAGGTACTAGAGAGAAAATTGAAGTAACTAAACCTATTGAGATTCTATTTGAGGGCGCAGATACAAATAAGTACCGTCCATTAGAATTACCTACTAGGTTTAATTTAAAAAATGACATACCTGAAGCCTTTTGTTTTTTAGCAGTAGGGCATTGGCTACCCGGAGCATTAGGTCATGATAGAAAGAATATCGGATTGCTTGTTAGATTGTTCTTAGAAGCATTTAAAAATAAGCCTAATCCACCAGCTCTTATATTAAAGGTAAGTATGGTTACATCTTCTATTATGGATAGAAATAAGATCTTAAACAATATAGAAAAGATCAGAAACGAAGTTAAAGGTACTTTACCTAATATATACTTACTTCATGGAGACTTGACAGATGAAGAAATGAATGAGTTGTATAATAACGCTAAAGTAAAAGCTATGGTTAGCTTAACTAAAGGAGAAGGCTTCGGCAGACCTCTATTAGAATTTAGCTTAGTAAATAAACCTATTATCGCATCAGCTTGGTCTGGACATATAGATTTTCTTGATAAGGAGTTATCGATTTTAGTTGGTGGAGAATTAAAACCTCTACATAAAAGCTCAATAGCAGAAGAAGTTTTAGTTGAAGGTAGTAGTTGGTTTTTTCCTTATGATAATCATGCAATTGTGGCAATGAAAGAGTTGTATAAAAATTATGATAAGTATCGAGTTAATGCTAAGAAGTTAGGGTATAAAAATAGAACTAATTTCAGCTTTGATAAGATGAAAGAAGCTTTGGACGAGATCCTAACAAATTACGTACCGGTGTTCCCTAAACAGATAGAGCTAATGCTCCCTAAATTAAATTTACCAAAATTAGAAAAAATAGATTAATATGGATACGTTAACAACCTGTAAAAGATGTGGAGGTAATGCTTGTTATGAACAGCATATAGACGATAAGACTAAGACATGGCTTTGTATGGCATGTGGTTTTACTACATCAACAGTAATGCAAGAAAATGGAGCAGTTGTAAAAACAGCTGTAGAATCTTCTCCAGAGTTATACAAAGATCTTAAGTTTGTAGATGATACAAACCTAGCATGGTTACCTGCTACGATCACTATACCAGAAAAAGGAATGGTATTTTTAGATGGTACTACATCTAAAGAATGGTCTTGGGCTGGAGTACGTGCTATTAAACTAACTCAAGAAGAGTTAGATAGTAAGAAGTATCCTGAAGGTCATAACTTTAAGATGGATATGCAGAACTTGAAAAAGTTTGGACAAAGAGATTTCATGGATGCATTAGAATATATTGGATTCTTTCAAGTAGAGTTATAGTATGAAAATTAGTTATGCAATAACTGTCTGCAATGAGTATGAAGAAATTCAGAAGCTTGTTACTTTTTTAAAAGAAAATAAAAGAGTACAAGATGAAGTAATTATTTTATATGATCAAAAGAACGGTGATGAGCGAGTAGCTGAATGGTTAACTAAGATGAATATCTACCCTAATATTCAGTTTTGGAGAGGTTTATGGTTTGAAGGTCATTTTGCAGATTGGAAAAATAAACTAACATCTTACTGCACCGGTGATTACATTTTTCAGATTGATGCTGATGAAATACCACATAAGTACTTAATAGATGCTCTTCCAGGAATTCTAGAAGAAAATACTGATCTAGAAGTTCTTTTAGTTCCTAGAGTAAATACCGTAGAAGGACTTACAATGGAGCATATTAATAAATGGGGCTGGTATGTTGATATTAACGGCAGAGTTAATTGGCCTGACTATCAATGGAGAATTTGGAAAAATAAACCTGAGATCAAATGGGTTAACAAAGTACACGAAAGGTTAGAAGGCTTTAAGACATATGCACCATTACCAGCTGAACAGAGTTTAGCTCTATATCATCCAAAAGATATAGCTCGTCAAGAGAGACAAAATAGTTATTACGAAACTTTATAGTTATGAACATATACGTAGACATCGATGAAACGATTTGCTATTACGAAGGAGAAAGAGAATACCAGTACGCACTTCCTAACCTTAGTAATATAGAAAAAATTAATAAGCTGTACGATGAAGGTAATACAATTACCTACTGGACTGCAAGAGGGTCTGTACATCGAGATAGAATTCCAGAATACGAAGACTTAACTCTATTCCAATTAAATACTTGGGGTTGTAAATTTCATAACCTCATAGTAGGAGAAAAACCTCCATATGATTTACTTATCTGTGATAAGAGTTGTAGAATTGAAGAAATTTACTTAGATTAAAATATGAAAAAGACTTACATCATTGCCGAGATTGGAATTAACCATAACGGCGACTTGAAAAACGCATTAAGACTAATTGATATTGCAGCCGCCGCTGGATGTGATGCAGTTAAGTTTCAAAAGAGAAACCCAGACGTATGTGTACCTGAGCATCAAAAAAATGTAATGAGGGATACTCCATGGGGTCAAATGACTTACTTAGACTATAAGTATAAGGTAGAGTTTGAAAAAGCTGAGTATGACGCTATTGATGCTCATTGTAAATCTCACGGTATTGAATGGTCTGCATCTCCTTGGGATATGGATTCTCTAGAATTCTTAAAACAGTACGATGTCCCGTTTTTGAAAGTACCATCAGCAATGTTAACAAATAACGAGTTATTAGAAGGGTGCGTAGCTTCAGGTAAAAGAGTTATCTTTTCGACAGGTATGTCTACAAGAGAAGAAATTGATAACGCAGTAGCAGTGTTACGTAAAGCTAAGTTAATCCACAATAATCCTCATACGATTGGATTACTACATTGTAACTCTACCTATCCAGCTCCAATCAATGAACTAAACCTTTCTGGTATTCAGACTCTAAGTGCAGAATATCCAGACTTTGAAATTGGTTACTCAGGTCATGAGTTTAGATTAGGTACAACAGTAGCTGCAGTTTACTTAGGAGCTTCTATTATAGAACGACATATTACATTAGATAGACAAATGTGGGGTTCTGATCATTTAGCATCGGTAGAGCCGCAAGGATTATTTAAACTTGTAAGTGGTATTAGAGAATTAGAAGAAGCTTTTGGCGACGGTGTTATACAAGTTACAGAATCAGAAAAACCAGTACGAGCTAAACTAAGAGGATAATGTTTAAAGTACTCACAGACTTTCCGATAGCGGTAGATTCACCGGACCATATTTACCCCCAAGGTACTAAGAATATCTTAGGGGGTCCTTATTATACCTGGTCGGATGGATTTAATCCGTTTGCAGATGAAGTTGTAGATTACTTTAAAAAACCAGACTTAAGAGTTTTAGACTTAGGAGCCGCAAGTGGTTACCTTGTATCTGATTTTTTAAAAAGAGGATGTTTAACAGTCGGATTAGAAGGAAGTAACTGGCCTGTAATTAATCAGGTAGACAATTGGACTAAGTTACATAATAAGAATTTATTTACTTGTGATATCAGTAAACCTTTTCAAATATTAGAATCTGAAAAAGAAGTTAAGTTTGATCTGATAAATGCATGGGAAGTTATTGAACATATAGCTCCAGAAAATTTAGCTACATTTGCAAAGAACGTATATAACCATTTATCAGATGAAGGTATTTTTGCATTTAGTTTATCACCGTGGTTTGAACCTTCTAAAGTAGACAAAAAGACTAATCTACATCTTTCTCATGAGATAAAGAAAAAATCTCAATGGGAAGAAATTTTTAATAATTTTGAGTTTATTGGACCGCTGTCCGAACAGTATGATAGCGGATACCATTATATTTTTAACTACAGATACAGAGGAAAAGTAAGAGAAGCAGAAGGCAGTACTCATACTTTCTGGAGCACTCTTAAAAAGAAAAATAATGCTAGCAAAGTATAAAGATAAAAAAATATTAATACTAGGAGGAGGGCAATCTACTTTAGATACTAAGTGGGAGAATCTTCCTTACGATTATTTATGGACATGTAACGATTTCTATTTAGAGCCTAGAGTTTTGAATCAAGAGATTGATTTCTACGTACTTGCGTACACAACTCCCCTTAAAGAAGAAAGGTTAATTAAGAAACTTACTAATAGTAATACAACAGTAGTTTTCGAAACTTCTCATTACCGCGGCAAGCAAAACACTTCAGAGTTTCGTAAGTTTAAAGAAACTATCAATATACCTATTCACGAAACAGAGTTACAGTTTTTCAAAGATAATAACCGCCCAGCTTACAAATCTGGAGCCGCTTTTAGGTTAATACAGCTTGCTTTATCTACAGAAGCTCATATAATTTACTTTGCTGGGTTTGATGGATTTAATAAAGATTTTAGTAACATACATGCCTTCACTAAACATAAAGGATTAAAGCCTACAGATACTAGGAGAGATTACGAAGGACATCCAATGTCTTATTTAAGTATTTTTACAGATGCTTATACAGTATTGAAAGGAGTTAGAGGACATGAAACTTTACAAAATCTAGGAGAAGGATTTGATTACAATATAGGAACACCTATCAGTAGAGAATTTTTTCCATTAACAGAAGAAACAAAAAAACTAATATGAAAGATATAGCAGAAATTGCATTCGTAGTACAGGCAAGACTTAATAGTCAAAGAGTACCTCGAAAGATGATCAAGCCTTTCGCAGATACAAATCTATTTGAATTAGTATTAGATAAGTTATTGGATTCCGATGTAATTCCACGTAATAACATTGTTGCTTCAGTACACGAAGAAGAGCTATCTAATATAGCAGCACAAAAAGGAGTTTACGTATTTGGGAGAAGCCACGAATCAGCAAACAACGATAATAGTTTACAGAAGATTTATGAATGGCATGATAAATTACCACCTTGGTATAAGTATGTAGTTCTAATTTCCGGATGTAATCCTCTACTAACAACAGATACTATTGATTCCTTTGTAAGACAGTTTATAGTTCAAGAAGAAGAAAACCTTTTTGCAGTTATAGAAAAAAAGCAATACTATTGGAATAAAGAAGGTGCTTTAGTTACACCATGGCCTGAAGATCAGACTATAATGAATACTAAAGCAGTAGAACCTACCTATGAAGCAGCTCACGTATTATATGCTTCTAGATTAGATCTTATCGCTCAAGATAGATTTATGGGAGACTTTCAAGCACCAGGAGGAATTAAATTATTCACAATGCCAGAATTAGAAGCATTCGATATCGACTACGACTGGCAATTTAAAGTAGGAGAGGTTTTATATAATGAATTCAGCAACACCAAGCGTATTAGCTAAGCTAAGATCTCAAGAAGATTCCTTCGAAAGAATACAGCTATTAAAAGACACTTATAAAGGAGAGACTGCATACTTAGTTACATGCGGTCCTTCTCTTTTATCTCATGATAGAGATTCCTTAATAGAAAAGTTAGAAGGTAAGCTAGTAATTGCTTGTAAGCAATCTTATGAGTATATAAAAGAGGTAGTAGATTTTCATTTACTGTCTGTATATAATTACCAGCCTTACGAATACTTTTCTGAGAATACAATTAGACATTGGCAGTTGACTGCTATGAATATACAAGGAGAGTTAGACCGTATCCAACAATGGGACCAACGTATAGACTTAGCTATTCCTGTCTACTCAACACCCTGGGTTACTAAAGATCAGACTACTGCGTATACTAGAAACTTTGATAATTGGAAATTATACGGAGAAGGTAAATTAGTATGGGGCCCAGGTATAATGTATGAATCAGGTTTTCCTTTAGCATTACATTTAGGATGTAAAGATATAGTTACAATAGGTTGGGATATTGGAGATTTAAGCAAGTATCCTTCTAACAATTTAATGTCAGTTGATACTAATTGGATCGACCAACATGCTAAAGATCTTTATAAAGTAGATGTAGGAGGAGGTCCTGAGTATGAAGAGTTACTTCACACAATTGAGTGTACGGATAAAATGTATGATTGGTTCTTGGAAAATGAAATAAAAGTTCGTATATTGTCAAATAATAATCCTGCAGATAAACGATTCGAACGTATAACTCTAGAGCAACTATGATACTATTCCAAATGCATATAATGTGGTACGAAGCAGAGATGGTTAACGAAACTCTAGACTCTATACAAGCTGCTTTAGAACAAGCACCAGGTTTAGATGTACGTTTAAAGTTTTGTATCAATAAACAGACTTATTTAGAACAACCACAAGAGGTAACTGTAGATGAGATGGTAGCAAAGTTTATAGACCATCCTCTAATGAGTAGAGTTGAGATCTGGGAGAAAGATAACAGATCAGCTTTCTATAATATAGCCGATTGGAGACGAGAGATATACAACCCTGCAGCTAAGTATACAGTTTGGGGAGAAACAGATACGCTTCTTCCTGTAGATTTCTTTTATATACTACAGCAAACTGAGATAGATACTCCTCACTTACTAACCTTTGCTTCTAGACCAATGTGGGATGATAGCTGGGATATTGTAACGCATAATAATTTACAAGGATATAGTAAACCGTGTAAATGCGGAACAGAACATAGAGCAGATTGTATTGAATTATTAAAGTCGCCATTGAAATATAAAGACGTAATAACACAAGATCAATTAGATAGGTTTAATCAAGAGAGCGACATAGTGTTACAGCAAGTACCGCTAAAAATAGACGGAGCTCTTCTTTGTATTTCTAAAGGAGTTCCTTATCCTTGGATACCTGCGGATATGCATTTTGTAAGAGAAGATACTTGTGCAGAGAATTTTTTCAAAGCCAAATTAATACCTCAGATTTGCGTAACTACAAGACTAAAAGGACATAACTACTGGCATCCAAAGAAGAGAGCAAATACTTCAGCTACTCGAAATGACGAGCTGTTTAAAGAATATGCAAAGAAGAGTGAAGAAGCAATGATAACATTTTTAAGACAGGTATATGAATCTAGTAACAATATATAGAATTAGCGATTACAGTAATCCAGAAAAAGTAAAACCTGATTACGCAAGTAAGGAAGACTGTTTAAGGGTCTATGTACGAGAGTTTACAAATAAGAATCTGATAATACTGTGTGATAATGTTACGGAAGAAACTCACGATATGGTCAGGAAGTATGTTCAAGAAGAGAATATCTACCTTACTAATAACGGCAACACCGGTTCATTTTTAGCTAGTATAGATTTAGCTTACAACATAATAAAAGAAGGATTAGCACCTGAGGATACTATCTTCTATTTTCTAGAAGATGATTACTTACATAGAAGAGGTGCTTACGAGATCTTAATGGAAGCTTTTGAAGATCTAAAAGCAGATTATGTAACACTTTATGACCATCCAGATAAGTATCAGAATTTAAAAGATCCTAGATACGAATGGGGACATGAAATGGTAGACGTAGAAGAAAACGGTATTAGAAAACCAGGAGTAATCTATAATGTTGGTAAACAAGATACCATCTACATAAGTAAGTCAACACATTGGCGAACAGTAGATAGTACTACAATGACGTGGGCTACTACAGCTAAGAACGTAGTTGAAGATTATGACGATTTTTTTAAACTACATGCAGGGCAGCCTCTACCAATGGGTGGTGCTAATTTTAAAATGCTAGCCAAAAAAGGAAAGAAGTTATTAAGCCCGATTACTGCATATTCAACTCATGCAGAAGAAAAATGGATGGCATATTTTATTGACTGGAAAAAAGAATCACTATGTTAACACATTGTATTAGTACTTACAACAATCTACCGTACTTAAAACTAGCAGTTGAATCTGTTAGGAAGAATAGCTACTACAAAGACGCTCCATTTATTATTCATGCAGAGAATTGTACAGATGGAACTTACCAATGGTTAGCAGATAATGGAGTAAAGTACAACCTAACAGTCTATATAAAAGACTTAGAGCCTTCTGGGTTAGGACAGGGAATGAATTTTATCGCTGAGAAATGTGAAACAGAGTATATTAACTTCCTTCACTCAGACTTCTATGTTACAGAGAATTGGGATTTAGAATTAATGAAAGTACATGAAGCTAATCCTGATAAAAAATTATGGGTTAATTCTTTTAGAATAGAACCTAATATGTTTAACTCTCCAACTCGTTGGGGAACATTGTTAGTTGATCCATCTGATTTTGGCGCTTTCGCAAACGATTTCGACAAAGAAAGATTAGAAGAATATGCTAAAGAATTTGCTTTACTTAATGACTTCCAGATACCAAAAGGAGAAGGAGTATCGGGGTTAGTTAAGAAGGCTGTATGGGACGAGGTTGGAGGAAATGATCCTCTATTTGCTCCTACTAGCTGGGATGATATGGATTTATTTTTAAGAATGAAGCAAGTAGGGGTAGAGTTTGTAATGCCTTCTAAATCTGTAGTATGGCATTTTGGAGCAAGAGGAAGCCATCGATTAGAAGAGAATGGAGGTCAATCTTCAGAGAGACAAAAAAGAGCTGAAGCAGAAAACGTAAGAAAATTTTATAGTAAGTGGAACGGTCTTCCAACCTTTGATGCTTACGGAATGGTAAATGGAATAAAATAATGGAAAAAATAACATTTTGCATCCCTAGTAAGAATAACTTAAGGTACTTAAAGACCTGTATACCTTCTATTAGGAAGAATGCATTTAGACCAGATCACGATATAATTGTATTTGTAGATTCAGACAACGACGGTACAGTTGAATGGTTGCGTGAAAATAAAGATAAATACGAAATAACCTATTTTGTAAATCCTAAACTAGGTAAAGAACTCTACGGTATAGGGAAAGCATATGACTACTGTATAGATAAGAGCACAACAGCTGCTTTTATGATATTCCATGCTGATATGATATTAGGAAAAAACGCAGACCTACAAGCATGGAATCAGTTACAAAAGAAGACAGTAGTTTGTTCTACTCGAATTGAACCACCTCTACACCCAAACGCAGGAGAAAAGATTCTGATGGACTTTGGAGTATGGCCAGAAGAGTTTAAAGAAGAAGCTTTTAATACATTCGTAGCTAGAGAGAATAATTCAAGCGAAGTAACAGAAGGTATTTTTGCTCCATGGATGATGTATAAAGAAGATTTCTCAACATTAGGAGGACATGATCCTATTCTAAAATCAGCCAGAGAAGATTCAGATATCTTCAATAGAATGCTTTTAGCCGGATTCAGCTTTATACAGCCTTGGTCTAGCTTAGTATACCACTTTACAGGAAGAGGAGGACAATTCCAACATGGAAGTGTAGGAGAAAAGAAAGACGAAGAATGGCAACAGCTTATGAATAATTCTACTAGAGAGTTCATTCGCAAATGGGGGTCTAACGTTAATCACACGTCGCTAATGAAGCCAATCGTTAGCCCTAAGTACAACATTGCCTATGCAGTTAAGAGCTGTAATTTAAAGTTATTAGATACTTTAGAACCTTGGTGCGATAGAATTTACATAGATGATGAGATGGGAGTATTATTTGCATCTTATTATGAATATGAACATAAGAGAACTAGCTATGATTTACATAAGAGAGTCTTTACATTAGGTTATCAAAATCCATTTGACTATGATGATATTGTAGTAGAGATAGACGGCAAAGCCTTTACTAACCAAGACTATCAAGCTCTTCAAATACTTCCAGAAATAATGAAAGAACAAGGGCATAACGGCAAGTTTAAGTTAGGTAACTTAACAGTAACAATCTTACGATTAGTTGAGTCTCAAAATTCTCTAATACAAGTATCCTAAGCTATTTATTTACATAATTGAAAACATTTCAGACACTATGAAGTATATTAAAGAAATTAAACAAGTAATAAGTGAAGCAGCAAAAGTAAACTTTGCTGGACATTCTTTTATTCTAAAGGTAGACGTAAACGAAGATCCTCAAAAGAAAGGTATTAAGGTGCAGTTCCTACCTACTCAGTTTGGAGCTATCACTCCGACAGAGCAAAATGATATTGCTATTGAACTAGAAGAAAGACTTGAAAAAGGTCTAGCAGAGTTTGGTATGAGAGTAGAGAGAGACCGTAACTTAAAGGATAAGACTATTGTAGGTTTCTTTATCTACATAGAGTATATTGATAAGATTGTACGTCAAGCATTATCTGGACAGAACCCAGGAACCGCTGCTCCAGAAGAAGCACCAGAGGATAAGCTAACAGCTTAAGAGTAGGTAATTAGAATAAGTTACTTTAAATTGATTAAACATGAATGAGAAAACTGCAATAAGATCAATTGTAAAGAATTATTTAAAAGTTAATTTTAAGCTCAAGCTTAAAGAACAAGATAGAGACCTTATGAATAAGAAGCTGTTTATGGAAACCTTGACTATTTTAAGAGAAATAGAAGATAGGAGAGACTTTATGGAGGAGGAGATTGGATTAGATCCAACAGTGTATGAAGAGAAGTTCATACAAGTAATAGAAAATCTCTTCAAAATGATATTTAATAAGCAGCAACTAACTTTAATAAACCTCTATTTGTTCGACTTAGTACACGATGCAGAGTGGGATGGAAAGTTGCAACTAGACTTAAAGATAGGTAACGGAGAAGTTCAACAACAAGTCTTCGATTTCAGAACTCCAGAACAGGTTTGGAATGTAATTGAGCTTCTAAAATAATTCCTTATCTAAAGACAAAGGAGCTTGATGCTGTCTTTGTTTTTTCGTTCCAATAGGAGGAGTGGTTTTAGCTATAGCATAACCGAAAGAAGAACAGATAAAGAAAATAGAGAGTATTAAATTTAACATATTATAATTATTTTAATATAACTATTGTTAATAATCCATTAAGTAATAAAAAAATATAAGATTCTTTAGACCTTAATAAAAGTTCTGTAAATTTTAATAAAATGATTTCAATAGATTTAAAAAAGTACAAATCCCTCGATCAAGCATTAAAAGCCTATAAGCAAAAACATAATAAAATAGGTATAGTAAAAGAGCTGAGAGAACGTCAGGAATTTGTAAAACCATCAGTTAAGAAAAGAGCTGAAAAATTAAAAGCAAAATACGTTCAAAAGAAATTCGGCCCTACCCAATAGGGAAATTCTTTTTATAAAGTAGTGGCTTTTGAAATTTATTATTCATATCTTTATGAACATTAATTTAAAACGGTTATAATATGCAATTAGAAATGATTACCTGCACCAAGTGCAATTCCCCAATGCCTAAGTTGAGAAAAGAAAAATACGGATACAACTTCTGTGTTAATTGTTCAACAGAAAAACCTTTAATGGCACGAACTATTACATTTGGGACTGGAGATGATATCTGGACAGATACGGAAATTATTACACAAGATCAAGCTCAAAGAATTCTAGAACTAGAGGCAAATGCTTTAGGAAGAAAAGTAGTAGGCGAGATAGAAGTACTAGATTTTGATACAGATGAAAGCCCAGTATCCCAATCAGCAACACCTATAATAAAACGTTTAATAGACGATGAAGAAATGGATGACCAGTCTAAGTTTGTCTACGACGCTGATTACGACTCTGTAGAAGAGGAGGAAGAAGAAGGTGATGATATATTAGACGATTAATATGGCAAGACCATCAAAGATATTATCTAAAGAAGATTTACTACGTGCAATGAAAATGACTCGATCTAATCGAGCTGCAGCTAGGTATCTTCATGTTTCCTATAATCATTACAAAAAGTATGCTAAGCTTTATAAAGATGAAGCTACAGGTATGACTTTGTTAGAGGCTCACTTAAACCAATCAGGTAAAGGTATTCCTAAATTTTTAGGTAATGGAGGTAAGGAACCACCATTAATGGATTTAATAGAAGGACGTATTCCTGTAGAGCATTTTGATGCTAAGAAGATTAAGCAGAGAATTATCTTTGAAGCTTTGATTGAAGAGAAATGTAATAAATGTGACTTCAGTGAACGAAGAGTAATAGATAATAAAATACCTTTGATACTTAATCATAAAGACGGTAACCAGAGAAACTATCACCTAGACAATCTAGAATTCTTATGCTATAATTGTTCATTCTTATATGCTGCATCACCTATTACAGATGCTCAGGTAGATGGAATGGAAGATTATGTACCGACTAAGGAAGAGTTTGGATGGGAGTTAGACGAGTACCATCTAGAGCATTTAAAATCACTTGGACTTTATAAAGAAGAAGAAGAGAAGCCAATAGGTCATGAGTATATCACTCGCCAGTAATATTTATGTACATGGAAGAACAATCAAAAAAAGGAAAACCTAAATTAAAAGGTAAAAGACCTAAACCTTTAGAAAGAAAGGTAGCAGATGATTTAATTAAGTTACATGAACGTAACGAAAAGTTACGAGAGAAAAATATCAAGACGGACTTTTTTAAACTATTCTAGTTGGAATTTAGTAGAAAAGTTCGTACATTTATTAACTAAATAAAATAATTATGATATACAAGTTCAACAAAAATTCTTTAAATTTTGAGAAAACAAGTAAACTCAAATTATTAGCCCGTCCTATAATCGCTACTGCTATTATAACTGGTGTCTTCGGCTATACTGTTAAACAAGAAGCTAAGATTCCAGAAGAGCAAAAGTTAATCGTCTTACAAGAAATAAATAAATTTTCAGAAGACAGGTTAGTAGAAGAGATTGCAGGCCTAAACTTTAGATTCCCTCATATTGTTTTAGCACAAGCTAAATTAGAATCCAATAATTTCCGCTCATACTTATTCAAGCAGAATAATAATATGTTTGGTATGAAGTTACCGGCTTCTAGATTAACTTTAGCTACAGGAGAAGAACATGGATATGCTTCCTATGATAATTGGACTGAATCTCTAATGGATTATGCTCTTTATTATTCTAGTTACTTAAAGGATATCAGAACAGAAAGAGAGTATTACCAGTTCTTATCTAAATTCTATGCGGAAGATATTGCTTACGTAGAAAAAGTACAGAACTTAATTAAAAATGAACAACTTAAATCTAAATTCAACTAAAAAAAACAAAAGGTTATGATCGACATTTTCCAAAAAATCGAAAAGTTCTTTAAGAGAAAACGTATCTATAATGATAAGGAAGCTAAGCTTCTAGAGGTAGTACAGAAAATGGCTAACAGTACAGATGTAGATTTAGTCTGTAACCCAATGAGTAATGTTTACTACCTATCTAACGAAAAGCTTCATTATTATATGAAAGTTACAGATTTTGAAGTTACAATTACTAATACTAAGTTCAACTACAACCATGTATATAGTAGTGAATTTGGAAGTGAAGTTCTTTCTATTGTAAGAGATGCTATACATGCTCAAATGGAAGAATTTGATAGAAAGGTTTTCGTTAACGAGGTAAGCCTATTAACTAATATAGAAAAATCTATCCGATAAGATGCTAGAAATAAATGTAAAGGATTATAGTGAGTTAGATGAAATCTTTAACCCCAATAACGCTCAGTTAGTAGAGCAGATGTATAAAGCTGTTTCAGAAGCTCACAAAGAGGGTAGAACTTCTGCTGATGTATTTAAAATTACAGTCGGTGATGCTGATTATTGTTATGAAGTTAGCGTTCCTCAAGCAGAATGGAATAACGTCCTAGACACAGTCCTTTCATTTTTCCATAAAGAAGAGAGAGCAGATGAATGTATAGATGTTTGGCAACTACAGGAGGGAATTAAAGCAGGAAAAGTTATCAAGAAAAAAGTTGCATCTAAAAAATAATAATCATATATTAAATTATATAAACAATTAAACAGTTATAAGATGAATTACACACAAAAGATCTCAAAGATCGCAAGCAAGCGCCGCAACGGTGATGTTCCACGTATTAGTGAAGTATTAGAAAACAACTACAGCACTTCTCACATCACAAATGTATTAAACGGAGTTCGTTTCAACGACCGTATCGTTAATGCAGCTTATCGTTTGTTGTATCGCAGAGAGAGCAATGCTACAAAGATCAGTAAGTTAACAACTCAGTTAACTGCTGCTAAATAAGCATTCCGGATTAATCAAAGAGGCCTCCTTTTAGGGGGTCTTTTTTTGTTCTTTCCGGAAAAATAATTTAGAAAGTAGTGGCTTTTCTGCGTACTAGTTCGTATCTTTATGGAGTAATGAGAGATATAAATTTAGTAAGTGTTATGAATAAGAATGATTTAAAATTCGAATTGCTTCTAACTCAGTTAGAAGAAGCCTCCATTAGATTGGAGAAGTATAAGGCCAAAGGTTGGTCTTCTATGGTAGAGAGCACTAAAGCTCTAATGGCTAAGTTAGAAGCCAAGATTGACGCCTTAGAGGCGTAATTTCAAAAGTATTTAAAATTTAAAAAATAAAGGTTATGATGAATAAATTAAGTAGTAAAAAAGTAGCAGAGATCGCTGCAGAGTTTGGTGAGTTTGAAATCGGTCAAGTAATGGGCGGAAGTAATAGCGTTTACCTTCGCTTTGGATACTGGAGACGAGTTAACGTAGGTAAGCTTCAGGAAATGTTAGGATTTGGATTCAAGGTTGTTGAAGACGATATCGACGATGACGATTGTGGTACTTTATATTCTTACAAATTAAAATAAGGTTATGTCAGAGAAAAGAGGTCATACAGTTAAGATTGAATACCCATTCAATACAGCAGGAGTATTAGAAGTCTACTACCCAGATTTAGATAACTGGTATAGAACTACAGCTTCAGAATTCAGATCATTCGACGGAAAGAGACGTATTACCGAGCCGGAATATGTGTCTAGAGCAAATAGAGATATCCCGATGATTACATACGATTATTTTGGACCGGTTTATCATCAAGGTACTAACACAGTTGTTGAGAGTAAAGGACTCAATATGATTGTAGGAGGTACTAAATGGACGGAAATGTTCAATCCTCCTTCCGGAAAAAAGCAGAAAAAAAATAAGGTGAGTTAGTTGCTTTTCTGCATCAAAGTCCGTATCTTAAGGTATAATAATTAATCAATCACTTAAAAAAATAGGTTATGTTACAAAAATTCAGCAAGTCACTCGACACATTCATGACAAAAGAAGACATCAACAAAGTATGTCCATTAGCATTCGCTTCAGCTCCTACTAACCCAAAAGTTAGTGGAAAGTATTTACACGTTAATACTGAGACTATTGTTGACGATTTAGCTAAGTTGAACTGGTTCCCAGTTACAGCTGCTCAAAGAAAAGCTCGTAAGAATAAATCTAATACGATCTTCTCTAAGCATATGATCTCTTTCCAAAACCCTGATATTCAAATCAAAGGTGCAGACGGAGATGATGCATTTCCTCGAATCATCTTGACTAACTCTCACGATGGTTTTAACTCCTTTCAGTTTGCTGTTGGTATCTTCCGACTAGTATGTTCTAATGGCTTGGTTGTTGCAGATGAGCAATTTGCTGACTTCCGTATCCGTCACTCAGGGTATACTTTCGAAGAACTACGCGGTGTAGTATCTAAAGCAGTTAACGACTTACCTAATAAGGTAGAAGTTCTTAACAAGATGAAACAACGCATCTTAACTGACGAAGAGAAGATGGATCTAGCTCTTAAAGCTATGACTATCCGTTCAGGTAAGCTTCCAGAAGGAACTGTAGTTGGATACGATGATGAAACTCTTCGTGATATGTTAACTCCAAAGCGTAAAGCTGATGAAGGAGATGATCTTTGGAAAGTGTTTAACGTAATCCAAGAGAAAGTTACTCAAGGAGGTTTTAGTGCTGCTCTTCGTGGAGCTAAGGTTCGCAAGGTTCGTAAGATTAAATCTTTCGAAAAGGATTTGACAGTTAATAAAGAGTTGTTTAAGTTAGCAACTGCAATGCTTAACTAGTTAGTAAATATAAGGGAGCCGGACTCACCTCCGGCTCTTTTTTTAATTTTTGGTTATGCACGAAATTTTACATATATTAGGTCTATGTGGTGAGAAGCATCTAAGCTTTCTCGCTATTTTAACAGACCCAACATTAACACTAGAATTATGGAAAATGAGATTATATTTTGGAAGGATGGAGATTATACTGCAAAGGGTGGCATCTTCATTAGGAATGATCTAAAAACCTTCTTTCAAACTCTAATAGATCAAGGTCTTGAACCAGTTGGTATTAAGGTCGATATGGATAGTTTTAATCTAGAAGTAATAGTAAAAGCTCCAGATGAGGATAATTAGGTGTATATGGGGAAATAGACATCATGAGGAAGTAAAACGATGTACAGAAGCTAGTATTGAGTACGGACTACATCCTAAAGATCAATTAGTATATTGTTGGGATTTTGAGAACTTAGAGTTTATCAAGGATCTAGGATATAATACTAAGTACATGGGTGAAAATACTATAGGCTGGGAGGGCTGGTTTGTTAACAAGCTGACTGCTTTCCGCCTTTCCTCTTTAACAGGACCTTTCCTATACTTAGATTGGGACTGTATTCAACAAAAACCTTTGGATGGTAACTTTTGGAGTATTTTAGAAAAAGGAGAGTCGATACAGATGCCTCTATACTATTTCCCGCAAAAAGCTATTCAAAAGTTTCAAACTATAACTCCGTTTATAGAAGAAGAAGGTTTAGAAAAGACTCATTACTTCAATCTAATGATGTATCAGATACTAAGATATGGTAAATGGGAGTACAATGGTGGATTAGCTATACCTAATGCTGGATTTGTATACAGTAGAGATCCTTCTTTTACTCACGACCTCTTTAGGATATTCAAAGAGAAGACATTAACAACAAACATAGAAGAGCTTTGTGCTCTACTGTATTTTAATAGGTATATACATAGTCTAGACGAATATATAGACAAAGTTGAACCTAAGGTGTGTATAGGTAAGAGCGACGGGGATATGTGGGCTTCCCAATATATACTCAATAATTATATTAATACAAAAGCTAACAAAGATATCTACTTTATTCATGAGTAATTTTAAAATAATATATGTTAACTGGACTAAACCTTATTTCAATAAGAAAAAGTTTACAGGTATAAAAAGCTACCTCAAAGATGCACCAGAAGAAGCTCCTGACTATAAGTTAGAGGAGTATGAAAAGGTTATGCAAATTTATAGCTTTACCTCAGCTAAAAGATATACTGGCGCTTCAATAAAAATGTATACAGATACAGCCGGGTATGAGTACTACCGTAAAGAGAATATGTTACAGTATTTTGATGAAATTGATACAGACTTTCTTAATTTAGTTAACAAAGATACTCGTATAGATGCAGCTCAATTTTGGACAAGCGGTAAGGTATTATCTATATGTAATGAGAAACCTCCATTTTTATTTATGGATACAGATTTCTTCTTACAAGCTGAAATACCAGAGTGGGTTTTTGATAAAGATATAGTACATGCTCACTGGGAGTTACTAAGAGCATGGTTACACGTACCGGTTAGTAAAGCTAAAGATCAATTCGGATTAGATATTCCAGAATTTGCAGATGCAATGCTAATCCCTAATACTTGTTTCCTATTTATAAATGATAATGAAAAGGTAAAAAGTATTATAGACAGGTATAGAGAACTTCATTTAGATATTGTAACTAGGAAGTATGACTATGTACCGGACGAGTTATGGTTAATGACAGATCAGAATATACTAGGGTACATAATGAGAGATAAAGATGCTATTGTCGGTCATGCAATCAATAAAATATATATCCAATTTGCGGACTCGGTTGGATCTTCTGCAGTCGGTAATACACCTAGATGGACACATTTTGATAATATAAGAAGGATGTACCCGGAAGTTAAATACCATCACGTATGGTTTGAGAAGATAGGAATACATTCTGATCCGGAATATAAAAAGAATGTAATTGATAAATGGACAAAAGGAACAGAAGAAAATATTAAAGTTATAAAAAGTAAATTATGATATACTGGTTTACAGGACAACCTGGAGCAGGTAAGACTACCTTAGCTACCTCATTGAAAATTCACGTACATCATTCTGCTATAACAGTTGATGGAGATGATATTAGAGAAATTTTTGAAAACAAAGATTATTCAGAAGCTGGAAGAAGAAAGAATATAGAACTAGCTCAGAATATAGCTTACTTTTTAAATGAGAAAGGATACTGCGTATTTGTATCTTTAGTTTCTCCTTATAGAGATCAACGAGAAGCTTTTAAAGCTAGGTTAGGAAAAGATTTAATTGAAATTTATGTACATACATCTGAAGATAGAGGACGTAATCATTTTCATGTAGAAAATTACGAACCGCCTTTGGAAAATTACTTAGATGTCGATACTACAAATAAGGATCCTTTCCATACTTATAGAGAGTTAGTAGATAAGTTGGAGCTTTAAATTAAAATTCATACATTAAGATATGAGTAGTAAATATTTAGCAACTGCCGCATTTCAGTCTTCATCTAACGATGTTAAGTACTCTATGTTTATTGGCAGATGGCAACCTTGGCATGCAGGGCATCGCTGGTTGATAGACCAAAGATTAAAAGAAGGTAAAAGAGTTCTACTAGCTATCAGAGATGTAGAACCTGACGAAAAGAATCCATGGACACCTCAAGAGGTATTGAGTAACCTAACTAATGAATTATTAGATTTGATTGAAGAAGGTAAGTTAAAAATTATTATCATTCCAGATATTGAATCAATCAATATAGGAAGAGGAGTTGGTTACGATGTTATTGAGCATATGCCACCAGAAGAGATTAGAGACATCTCAGCTACAGGCATACGAAATAAGATGAAAGAGGAGGGTAAGTTATGATAGTAGAAAAGAAACGACATATAGCTAAAACTATCTCATACAGAGTAGTTAGTACAGCAATTGGATTTGCTACAATGTGGGCTGTTACAGGTTCAGTTAAGTTTGGAGCAGCATTTGGAATAGCTGAATTACTTTGGAAACCTATCCAATACTATATACATGAAAGAGTCTGGTATAAGTGGATTAAATACGGACTAAAGAAGAGTTAGATATGATATATGTACTGACATTTTTTATATTCCTTACAGTTTTATATTCAACTATAGGTTTTAATAAGATTCTTGATAGGTACAAAATGTATTTATCTAAGGACTACTGGACTGATTATAATATAATAGAAGCAGCAGCTTGGATGTCTAAAGCAGCTATTATTATACCAGGTTTGATATTTGGAATAGAAGTATGGCAGTTACATTTCTTAACATTAACTACATCATCAGCTTTGATATGGGCTAGTATGAGAAAGAGTTTACCTACCTTAATCCTATTCAACACTATATGGATTTGTATATCTTTGACTATTATAATAAGAAACTTAAGTATGTAGTATGGATATGAAAGAGATTATCTCTGCCTGGATTACTAAAATAAATCCAAAAGAGAGTCAAAAGAAACTAGCTCAAGAACGTTATGAAATATGTGAACAATGTTCTAAGAGAGAGACTCTATTTAATAACCGTAAATGGTCAGAGTACTGTGGTGAATGTTCTTGCTTACTTGAAGGAAAGGTATTCAGCCGTCTCTATGATGGCTGTCCTCTTCATAAATGGCTACCAGTTGAAGATAAATACCTCAGTGAAAGCTCAGTAATTAAACAAGATAAAACATTAATATGATACAAGGTTTAATTCAGATAGATGATTTTTTAAAAGACGTCTGGGATATCAGAGATCAAGCTTTAGAGTTAGAATATACTCCTCCGTTTGAAGAACAAGGATGGAAGGGTTTTAGATGTTTAAAGCAAAACGAACTTACATTAAAAGTAACCAATCTTGTAAAATCTGAATTAAGTAAAAGAGATTCTAAGTTTGCAACAGCAGCTTATGATTGTTATTTCCATTATACATTAGAAGATACTACAAAAGAGAAAGGGTACAGTAAGAACCGTATACATAAAGACCGTAGGAAAGACTACGCAGGAGTAATTTATCTAGCTCCGTTTCAAGTACCTAATTCCGGAACTTCTTTCTATGATGACAACTATATTCAGATTGACGAAGTAGAAAATGTTTTTAATAGATTTGTATGCTATCCTGCTAATATCAACCATGCAGTACAAGAGCCGTTTGGGACTTCTATTAAAGACGGAAGACTTACATTTACAGTCTTTATAGAATTTAAGCAAAAAGAATCAAAGACACTTATATGATACCTGTAAAAGAATTTAGAGTAAGTGATACACTCACCATCTATAAAGCTCAATATGATTGGACCTACGGACAAGATGAAATTATATATAGAGTAAAGCAGAATAAGTGGCTATTAGGTACTACAGACTTTAATACAACAGAGATTAAAGTTCATAGCCCAGAAATAGACCATGTTATTAAGTACGGTAAGAAGATTGCTAAAGGCTTATCCAATATACCTGAGAAGTCTAAACCAATTTGGGTAGGTAAAACATGGAGTTACATACAAGATAAAACCTCTAAAGATCCAGATAACGGCTTTCATATGCATACAGCTGCTATTAACTTTCCGGATACAAAGATTAATGCACCTATTCTTACAGACTGGACTTATTGCTTTTATGTTCAAGTACCTTATGATTTACAAGGAGAAGAGGGTGCATTGTTACTTAGAGATAAAGACGGTAGGGTATATGCAACTAAGCCAAACGAAGGAGATTTTATATTTTTTAAAGGAGATGTAGAACATAAACCTAACTTATCTCCTAATTCAGAAGGAACTAGAATTGCTATTTGTTCAAACATTAGCTTTAATATAACAGAGATTAGATGATAATCTTCGATAACATACTACCTGATTATTTTCGAAATAGACTTATCGATATTGAAGGTAAGTATGCATTAGATGATACGGATGGTAATTATTATAGGTTTACATACCCATCTCATCAGATTGCAATAGATTTTGAAAACATGTTCTTAGGAGTTGGTATTCCTTACCAATGTGATAAAATGTATTTCAGTAAGAGAAGTAAAGGTATAAAGACTATATATAAGCAATTTAAGGATCTAGATTACGCACTTATTATCTATTTTATTAACGAAAACTATTCTGGGGGTGGATTAAGATATAAAGAAAGCATAATTGTACCAGAAGCTAATAAAGCAGTTTACTTTGATTTCGGAATAGATCTAGAGTTAGAAAGCGTGGAAGAAGGAACACAGTACTTATTTATAAGCTATTTTAGAAGAAGCGGAATTAAAAGTACAAAGACTCTTATATAAACAGTCCGCTTAGATATTTATATATAAACGAATTAATTTAAACTCATAATATGAAAGCTGTTTTAATAGGAAGTGACTTCTTGCTTGATGATGATGGAAACGCAAGGCTTGTTGAATTAAATACAAGTGCCGGAATCTACCAAAGTATGATCCCGCATTTAGATTTTTCTGGGCTTGAAGCATTACTTCAATCAAATTCTATAGCAGAGTTAGTTTATATCTTTAATGATCAACAGTTAGTAACAGATCCTAAGTTTAGAGCTAATCTTTCTTTAGGTACAAAGCTACAGAGTATTTGTGAGAGCTTAGGTATTGCATACACTCCTTATCAAGTAAGTACTTATGCTACCACAGTACCTTATGTAGAAGATTCTCCCACGAAGTTTATTCTTAGACAGGCATTCGATAGTACAGCTTTAATAGATGATGTGTATTGTGCAGATAAAGGAAACTTACAAGAACTTATACAAAGCCAATCGTACGCTATTCCGGCAGGATTTGATGCTACTAAAGCACCCAACGTTGTAGTTAAATCAGTACAGCCTCAGTATGATGCAAAAGTATACCCTCAAGTACATACTATAACAAATCAAACTGAATATGACACGTTAGTGGCTAATACTACAGCACCATATTTTATACAAGAGTTTATCAATTCAGAAAATAATGTTATACAAGGACGTTATTCTATTATTAGAAGTTTAGATTTAGTTTATGGTTCTACTTTAGATACACTACACCTTGGTTCTTATCACCAAACATCACCTTATAGTTTAGATATTTGGCCCGATGAATTACAAGCAGGAACAACTGCACTTACTAATAAATCTAGAATTAAATGGATTTCTAAACTCTCTACAGATAATCAGAAGAACGTATACCACGTAGATGAAGATACAAAAATTGTAACACCTACAGGAGAGTATATATCTATCCAAGATGTAGAAGAAGGAACAGTAGTAAAATCAGTTCAATTTAGTAACCTACCTACTGGTTCTGTTGATGTCCTAGCTTTTTCTTCTTCTTTTGCAGAAATGGAGAGCTCATTACAGGTTAACTCCGCTAACGTTGTAGGATTTATCAGCTCTAGTTTAGAAACAGTTTATTTGAATATTACTTTAGAAGATGGAACTACTTGGGATGATTCTACTAGATCTACTTTTTATACAGAAGTTAGTGGAAGTACAGTAACTAGGTTTAAGTCTCTTAGTCAAGTAGAATTAGGAGATAAGGTAATTCTATTAGATGTTGCTACTAATGAGCTTTTAAAGAAAGAAATAGTAGCTCTTGATGCGGTTTACGATACCAAATTAATTTATGAACTCGATGTAGAAGAACAAGATATTTTCTTATCTATTCTAGATGAATCAACCAATATAGCATTAGTACAACATAACCCATGCTGGTGTAGTGGATATAATTGCGGCTGGTGGAGTTGTTATAATTCTTGCTGGACTTGTCAAGCACAATGCTTTGTAGGCGACGCTGTAGTATTTACAGCAGATGGTGAAAAAGAAATCAAAGATATAGAAGTTGGAGATATAGTACAATCTTTTGACTTTAATACTAATGATATAGTTACAAAGAAGGTAAAAGGTATATGGAAATCAGACTACAATGATAAGCTTGTAGTTATAAACGGAATAAGAACTAAAGCTACAGTAGGACATCCATTTGCTATTAAAGATTTCGAAGGTAATATCAAATGGGCAGCAGTAGATCCAGAAGCTGATAAAGATTTTCACAAAGAGTTAGTAGTCGAAAAATTAGAAACCGATAAGTACTTTATTAACCTTATGGGGAACTGGGTTCTAATCGAGACGATAGAATTTGAGGATTATAAAGGATTAGTATATAATATCTCAGTTGAAGATACTCAGAATTATATAGCAGAAGGAATACTAGTTCATAACATGGCAAAAAAATTACAATAAGATGGCAAATATAGTAGATATTGTGGTAGTACCCACAGCACCCGCAACAGATGTAAAAGTGAAAAATGCAATAGAGTCTATAATAAGTTTGATCAGAGACAAGCACTTATCTTAATTTTATAAAAAGGTTATATGTTAGTAGATAACAAGTTTTTGTTTCTTAAGATACCTAGAACAGCTACAGTAGCATTTGAACGTTCTTGTTTTCTAGCAGGGTTCTCTATTAAGTACCCTACAAACAATGTACTAGCACAAAGACAGGCGGACAGAGGTTTAGAACCTCGTAGACATGCACATGAACGAATTTCAAAACTAAGAGAACATTTTGGATATGATTATCCTGTAATAGCTATTAATAGAGATCCTTTAGATAGGTTCTTATCTGCATGGAAATATGTAATAAAGTTTATTGCTGAATATAACGTAACAGCTGCTCAAATCTTAACAAGCACTACTACATTAGACTTTATTAACGCTTGGGAGAACGAAATTGGATTTAGTTCTAATTTACAGGATATAGAAAAATGTAGTAATTTCTTCAAAAGACTAATACCTACAGGTTTACCCTATAGTAAGAATACTTACATGATTTTTTCATCTGTAATGACAGCTCCTTCTAGGTGGCATGAGAATGATGAAAGTATCTTATACTTTAACCTAAAAGAAAATAGTAAGATAGAAAAGTACGTCAAGGAAATTACAGGTAAGCCTTTTGACTTTATTATAACAAACCATACAAAGAATATAGAATGTAACTTAACAATAGATAGTAGTTTAGAGGACTTTTATTTTAATTTTATAGAACCTCCTTATAAGAAGAGCAGTACTTTAATTTAATGAAAACTATCAAGAACTTCTTACCAAAAGATCTCCACAGAAATCTTCTAGAATATGCTGAGATCTGTAAATATAGAAAAGTAGAAGATGATATCTATAATTTCAGAGGCTGTAATATTACTGGGGAGTTGTATGTAGAAGTAGAAAGCTTATTTAGAAAACACAATCTAGTAGGGGAAATAGATATATTAAGAATTCAACGAATAGATAAAAACATAAGGATGACAGAAAACTACCACCGTCATCATATTAAGTATAAAGAAAACTTAGTTTGCTTTTTAAATCAAAACTTCACGGGTGGTGAATTTGAGTATATAGATCAAGAAATATCAAAGATACTACCAGAAGAAAATACGGCTATGATATTTGGACCTACTCTAAGACATAGAGTTCTTCCGGTAATAGAAGGACAAAGGTATACTTTAGTTGCATTTTTAGCAGAAAATTCTTATCTTCATAAAGAACAGAAAACATTAATATGAGAAATATAGTTATATTAGGAGGAGGAACAGCAGGGTGGTTAACAGCTTTACAAGTAAAACAGCTTTATGAAAAGACCAGAGTAGTTTTGATAGAAAGCAGTAAGGTAGGAATCTTAGGTGCCGGAGAAGGATCAGTACCTTTATTACCAGCATTTTTACAAAGTTTAAATATAAACTTAGGTGAGTTTAAAAAAGAATGTGACGCTACTTTTAAACTAGGAATAAATTTTGAAAATTGGAATGGAGATGGAACAAACTACTTACATCCATTTGCTGCACCTCCCGGTTCGTCAATAGATTTTAAACAACTTAATAACCTTAATATAAATTCAAACACAGGAGTACCTAATACTAATAGTGCTTTCTTTATACTAAATGCTTTAGCAAATAAAGAAGATTTAGATGAAGTAATACCTGCAAGTAAGTTGATTAAAGAAAAGAAAAGTCCTTTTTATAAGGAAGGTAACAAAGTTAACAACTCAGTCGGATATTCTTTTCATTTTAATGCCAGAAAAGTTGCTAAGTACTTACGCTCAGTTGCTGAAGCTAGAGGTGTTATATGTGTTGATGGAGAATTTGATAAAGTATTTATGAATGAATCCGAAATGATTACAGGTATATCTATACAAGATGGAAGATTTTTCGAATGTGATTTTATTTTTGATTGTAGCGGATTTCAAAGACTTTTAATAGGTAATGCATACAATTCAAAGTGGGTATCTTACGATAAACAACTAACAGTAAATTCTGCTATTCCATTCTTCTTACCTCAAACTGAAAAAATTATAAGACCTGAGACTAGAGCTATAGCTATGAAGTATGGCTGGATGTGGCAAATTCCTGTGAAAGGTAGATGGGGGTGTGGATATATTTTTGATGATAAGTTTATAAACGAACAAGAGGCTAGAGCAGAAGTAGAAGAGTTTTTAGGGCACCCAATTGAAAGTACAAAAGTCTTTAAATTTAATGCTGGAAGATTTAAAAACGTATGGCATAAGAATTGTATTGCAATCGGCTTATCAGCTGGTTTTACAGAACCTCTAGAAGCTACTTCTGTAATGCTTGTAATAATGCAACTCCTTAACTTAGATCCTAGTTCATTAAAAGTAGATAACCAAAGTATTCGAGATATCTACAATAACCTTATAGGAGAACTTAATGATGAATGTGTTGCATTCTTATATTACCATTATATGACTCAAAGAAAAGATACAGAATTTTGGAGAACATATAAAACTAGAACAGAGACTCCAGAAAAACTGAAAGCGTTATTAAAGTTATGGAGCATAAGGCCGCCAAAAAATGGGGACTTATCTGTATTAGGTAAATCAGACGTATTTGATATGTACAGTTGGTACCTAGTAGGAGCTGGTGTAAGGGTATTAAATAATACATTACTTATAGAAGAGAATAATGATCTTAACTTAGATATTAAATTAGCTCCTCTTAGAGAAAAGCTAAAAATAAATTTAAAAACCATTTACGATAACTCTATAGATAATATTCAGGTACTATGATAGAAGCTAATTTTACTCTTATAGTATTACCAATAAAAGGAGTTGGAGTTTTTTCAAATGCTTATTTTGAAGAAGAAGAATTTATAGGTGAGTATGTTGAATCTAGAGCTAGTAAACTAGGAAGAAAGCTCACAGCAACTTTATGGGAAAGTGATCCGTTAGGTAGATTTTGTAACCATAGTGAACGTCCTAATACTACGCTAGTTAAAACTGAGAATGGGTATAACTTATATGCCAATAGACCTATTGATAGAGGAGATGAAATTACGGTAAGTTACCATGTAGTAGAATATAAGTTAGAACGGCCCAAAGGAGAGTATTTTAAATCTAACTTTGTAAATAGAGATTATAAAAACTACGGAAAGTCAATATGCGAATACTAATTTATGCTCTTCCTAGAACAGGTTCAACAAACCTAGCTTATTACTTGGCAGAAAGTTTAAACTACTTAGTAGCAATAGAGCCTTTCCACGATTCCCGATTCTGGCAGTCAACTTTAACTGACTACGATATTTTTGAAAGAGATAATGTAGTTGTAAAATCAATATGGGGACAAGGAGGTTATTGGTATAAAGAATTGAAAGATAAGTTTGATAAAGTTATTATACTCTGGAGAGAAAATACATTAGAGCAGGCACAAAGTTTTGCATATGCTGCTCTTGAAAATTCACAAGAACATTGGCACGAACCTTATATGTATACTGATAAACAAGTTCCGGAAGGAGATATACAAAAGCATTTAGAATCGTTTCAAGATGGATATAAAGAGATAGAAGGTATTGATGATTTTAAAACAACTTATGAAAAAGTTTATATAACTGGAGAAGATTTAGACACAATAGATAAGTATGTTGGAATTACAGGCAAAAATTACCGTTTTTTATTAGATAAGAATAACAAGTACAGGAAAGATAATTTAGGGGTAAAAAAGACTCTAATTTAGTTGTTTCTAATTATATTTTTTCGTATCTTAAGTGTATGGAAAATCAAGGAAGAAGACCCGACCAAATTAAATTTGCTGAAGACGTTTCGTTCTGGGCATTTTTAGGATTAGTAGTAACATTAATTATAGCAGCATTAACTTGATATGAAAATACAAATATCAGATAGTTTTGTTGATAGTCTAAAAGTACTAGCAAGACATAATACATGGTGGTATAAGATTTACAAAACCTTGCGATGGGATCTAAAAAATTTCATACTAAATGTATGGACTTTCAGAAAAGAGTTATGGGATCATCGTTGGTGGGATTATAGGTATACTTTAAATCTTTTTGAAAAATCACTACATGTGCAGGAAAAAGGCTTAAGTACTAAAGGTATAGAAGTTCCAGAAAGTAGAGATGCTAAAGTACAGTCTATTAGAAGAGTCTTAGAGCTTTTAAAAAATGCACGAGAGGATAACTTTATAGAACGAGCAGAAGCAGAGTTGGGTCCTTTGAGTGATTGGGATTGGAACGTAAATGAAGACGGTATGCTCATAGACAAGGATACTCCTGAACAAAAAGCTCATAACAGAAAGGTATTTGTAAGAGCAAGACAGATAGAAGATGAAGAATGGAAAGAGTTATGGAATATACTTAAAGGTACTAAAAACTCTAGAAAGTTCAATAAGAACTACGATGGGTCAGATATGAGAGGGTGGTGGGATTAAAATTAGAAAAATATGAAAAGAGTAATAATATTGTGGATATGTATGCTATGGGCACATTTTGTAAATGCACAAGCACAGTATGAAAATGGATTTAATGATGTAGTTACAGCAGACACTACCTTGAATAAATTTATGACTCACTGGATGAGAAAGCCATACAAGTTAGGAGGTAGTACAGAAAGGGGAATTGATTGCTCACAATTTACAAAACGTCTTTATATGGATGTATATGGTAAGCAATTAGCTAATGTAGCATATAAGCAATGGAATCAGACAGAACGAGTTAAGAGAGACAGCTTACAGCTTGGGGATTTAGTATTCTTTAGAAGTACGCAATCACCTTCCGGATGGCATTGTGGCTTTTATTTAGGTAACACTTATTTTATACATGCATCTAATAGAATTGAAGGAGTAAAAGTAAGTAGTTTAAATGAACCTCGTTATAGGCGAGCATACAAAGGAGCAGGAAGACTTAAATAATAATATAAAATGGAATACGTACTAGTGTTTGGAATTATGTTTGCAGTAGTGGCATTAATCTCATGGAGATGGGTAGAAGGAATCGACTATATGCAAAAGAATCATCCGGACTATAAAGGAGATGATCTATTCGGACCCTTTGATGAAGATGATAAAGATCATGTTCTATAGGGAAATAAACCTGTAGGATCGTACCTTATTTTTTCTTATCTTTATAAAAAGGAAGTATATGATAGCAATGGCAATCGGCGCTTTGGTTTCGTTTATTTGGATAGCAGTAGAATACTACACTGCTCCTACATTAGACCAACGCGGTAAAGTAATTAAAGAAGGTAAAAAATTAAAAGACATTTTAAAACGTAAAAAATGAGAAATACAGTAGTATTAATTATTGGGGTTATTATTCTATGCTTCTGGGCTGTATCAACCAGAAACAAATCTATAGAGTATAAACAGCAAGTTGAAGCCTTAACTCAAACTACAGATAGTTTAGCAGCAGAGAATTTTATATTGAAGACTCAGCTAGGAAGATATGAGTTAACATTAGACTATTTACAGGAGGTTAATCCTAAAGCCGCTTTGCAGGCTAGTAATTATATGAATCATGAAACTGAATAACTTCCCTTACATTGTAGGAATTGCTTTTGTACTCACAGCAATAGTACTTATAGTAGATAAATGTACTAGCAAGACTATTATAGAGCCTTTACAATCGGCTAATGTTACTCAAGTAGATTCTCTACAGCACGTTATTGACTCCTTACAGACTGAAATTGAATTTCAGAATAAAGGTTTTGATAGCAAAGAGCATCGATACGAAGATATCTTATTTGAATATGAATTTGGTATCGAATACTTAGAGAAGTACCATCCAGAAGCTTATAGAGACTTTCATAGAATTATAGGCTTTAAAGAACGCTTTAGAAGAGAAGACGTACAAGAAAATAAAAAAAGGTTACATGTCGAAAAAGATTAAACCCATACATAAATTTAACGGAGGAAGAGGAGCTACTCTTTGTCATGAATGTCGTAAGATTATCTCAGAAGGAATGACTGAAGATTTATACTGCGAAGAGCATGGCGGTACACCTTCCTATAAGTATAAACTTATTCGTTCTAGTGATAACTTAACAGTAACAGGTAACAAAGTACTTTGGTTAGAATGGAATGAGAATGGAACCTTTAAGAAAGAACATGAGACTCCAAGAGTAGGAGCAAGCTTAGTAGTAGATCCTCAATACGGTACATACAGGTGGTTAACAACTACGGTAGAATCTTTTACAGAAGAAGAAGGAGCTGTTACATTCAATACAACTAATAGTACTTATAAACTTATCATAAATGGCTAAAGCAATATTAGAATACGACTTGAACGATGTAGATGATAGAGATGCTCATTTAAGAGCTGTAAAATCTCTATCTTTGACAATAGCACTTTGGGATATGGATCAACATCTTAGATCTGAATTGAAGTACGGAACTAGAGAAGGAGAGCTATCAGAGGAAGCTTATAAAGCAATAGAACGAACTAGAGAAAAATTACGAGAAATTCTAGACGATAACGGAATAGTATTAGATGAATTAATGCGATAAAAATATGAAACAGTATAAATTAGAATTTGGGGAAGAAGAAAAACAATTCAACGAGAATGAATTCATACCTGAATTTAAAATAGAAATCAACCCAGGACATTATCTAGAGTTGATGGATAGATTACACGTAGTACTTTCAACAGTAAATGATCATATATTTTACCACCCGTTAACAATGAAAGAAGCTGATTTAGCTATTCTAGTAGAAGAAGCTATGGATAAGTTAGCAGATGCTTATCAACTTGTTGGCAATAAAGAACCTAATAAATGAAAAAGTTATTAACAATTCTAAGTTTTTTTTTCGTAAGCAGTGTTGTAGCTCAAACTCTAAACTTCAAAGATAGAGTTGAAGAAATTATTGTAGGACACGACAAGTATAAGATTGCAGTAAAGTATACTCATTCCGGACACCGTATCTACATTCCAATGAGGAAAGTATTTAACGGGAAAATTTTACGTGAATGGGTCTATAGTGACTTTGTATTTACTAGTCGATATAAAGCCTTGGAAGTAATTAGGGAATGGAAAGAAGAAGAAGAGCAGGCTAGAAAGCTAAAGCGAGTGGAATACATCTACATCAAATAGTTTGTATCAAGCGTGAAAAAGCATATATTTATAGATATAAAACGTCTATTATGTTTTTCCGCAAAGATCCAAACGTTCAAGCTTTCTTAGAGTATGTTAAACAAGAGTGTAAAAAACATAAAGTAAAGCTAGAGCTTAGGAAGGTTAGGTACCTTAAACTAGATAAGACGATTAAATGCGGCGGTTACTTTGATTCAGAAAACAGGCATTTAGTAGTTGCTACAAAGAATGAAGATACCTGGTTACCGTTATTAGTTCACGAGTTCGCTCATCTTACTCAATGGGTAGATAATTGTGAACCATGGGCTAAAGGATCAGATGGACTGGCTTTTGTAGAAGAGTGGTTATCTGGTAAGAAGGTAAGAAATATAAAGAAGTACTTAGGGCAGAGTAGAGACCTTGAATTAGACAATGAGAAACGCTCAGTAAAGCTAATAAAGAAGTGGAACCTGCCAATAGACATAGAGGATTATATTAAGAGAGCAAATGCTTATGTACAGTTTTATAACTATATGTACTACTCTAGAAAATGGTGTAAGCCAGGAAACTCTCCTTATAGAAACCAAGCCATATACGAATCAATGCCTAGTAGCTTCAGAATGAACTATAAAAATATGGCAGATAAGTATGTAAGGATTTACAAAGAACAAAATATATAAACCAAAACCAATAAATGTTATGACAAAAAGTTATTATGTAGCTTCAACCAGAATCTCTCCTAAGATCGCAGACTTAGTAGAATATGGTCACCATATTGTAGTAGAAGATATTACATATGAAAGATTAAGATCAGCACCAAGAGGTCGTTCTATTAAAAGACGCCTTCAGAATACTCAAACAGAAGAACAAATTGTAATCTTTAACTAATATGAACAAAATCTTTGAAATAGTAGAAGCTTGGTCCACAGCTATAAATCCTTCCCCTATTAGAAAAAGATTAGCAGAGATTAGATACGGAATATGTTCAAATTGTGAATTTAAAGGTGAAAACGCTTTAGGATTAGAAGTATGTAATGCATGCGGCTGCCCTCTTAAAGGAAAGGTCTTTACTTCTGCAACTCCAGCACAAAACAACTGTCCAAAAGGAAAATGGCCAGCTTAACAATTTAATATGGAACAATACTTATTAGTTTACTACCTTTGTTTAGGAATGACATGGGGAGCATGGTTAGAATGGTTTACAACATCAAGACAGATAGGGCCGCCTTGGGATATGGAAGATAGATTTAGAAACGTTTTACTTTGGCCTATTATAGTAGCAGTTTTTCTCTATTACTTTTTTAATAACGAAGAAGAGTAGTTCCGGAAAAAAAGAGTTGCTTTAGAACTTTATTATTCGTATCTTAAGGTATAATTAAAAAGATAAAGGTTATGATCAAACAAACTTACGTTAATCGCTATCGCGATCAGATTGTCTTCGAACAAAACGAAGATACTATCATAATGTCTGGGTATAATCCAGAGTATTGCCGTTACGGCTTTCCAAATGTATACACAGAAGCTTATCAGGCTTATTGTGATGTAGTATTCGAACACCCAGACGGTACTCCACTATCTTTAGATAAGTTTAAAGAAGTAGTTCATGAATGGAGAGATAGTAAGAACTGGATTATGAAATTATTTGGTCCATTAGTATCATCAGATTTAGAAACAATCGATATGTTCGATCCTTCAGGAGGTCCTTATATGAGTGTAGGAACTGATATGAGTCGCTTTGGAGGTGGCTTAGAAGGAGTTGTTACTGCTATTAAGATTGTAGAAGATAAACTATTACTTACAGTTAAAAAATAAAGGTTATGAATAACGAGAAAAAGACAGCTGCATTTATGAAAGTCTATAAGACTATTCAATCATTGAATAACATTCTTCAATTCGAAGCTTGTGAGAAGATGATAGAAATCTATACTAGATTTGAAGTAGGATTAGGTACAGACCCTAACATAGCACTAGAAAAGCAAGCAATTTTAAGAGAATTCTACAATATAAAACAAGCAGAATTTGCTGCATAACTCATTGATTTTCAATAAAAGTGAAAAATACTTTGTGAATTAGTTGGAATTCTGGCCAAATGTTCGTACCTTAAGGTATGTTAGAGAGATAGATACTTTAACGATACTTAAACAATAAAAATAAAGGTTATGAAAAACATCATCAATGCAATCGGAATTAACACAGTAGATTTCATCAACGGACGTAAAGGTGAATTTAGAGCAGTAGTTAAATGTAAGGCCGGATTCTTTACAATAGCAGAGTCTAAAGGTCGTTATACTTCTGGTGCTCAAGTATTAAACAGCTTCCAGAAAGGAGCTTTACAGACAGTAGAATTCAAAGCAGAAGGATCTGATAACTGGCTTACAGTATTTGCTTTGAAAGGTAAGAAAGTAGTTTTAATCGACAGCGAGATCTTAGCTGAGTTAGAAGTAGGAACTATTAATTGTTACTTCTTAAAAACTAACCTATACAGCCAAGCACAGTATGCAGCTGTTAAAGCAACGACTTGGGCAAGTAAAGCCTTTGTAATGAATGAACCTAAAGAAATTGTATTAGCTTAATAAACCACTCAATATTTATAGATATGAAACAAAGAATTTTATACGCAATCGGATCTGTACTTGCCTTTACTTGGGCAGGTTTGTTGATAACAGGTAATACTGGTTTAGAAATCCAACCTCTCAATGAAGCTTTTAGTTTTGCTATGAGTGGCATGGTAGGATTTATGTGCTTATTTGGAGCTGTATCTAGTAATAAGAAGTAGTATGAAACCATTAGTATACCTCCTAATAGGAGCAGTGATAGTCTTTTTCTTTGAGTTACTGTTGATTAAATGGGCAGTATCTTTATTCTACCCGATATCATGGACTCAGGCATTTGGCATCTCTCTAATTATATCGATTATAGGAGCAGCAGTTAGAAGTAGAAAGTAAATTGAATAAAGGTTATGAGAATTACATTAGAAAAAGATCAGAAGCTTTTCTTTACTTCTGATACGCATTATAATCATAAGAACATCTGTAGAGGAGTAACTGGCTGGAGAACCCAAGATGGAGAGATACCAATCAGCCAGACTAGAGACTTTCCGGACTTAGAGAAAATGAATGCTACTATCGTAAATAATATAAACGAAGTAGTAGGTCAAGATGATATACTAATCCACTTAGGTGACTGGTCGTTTGGTGGCTTTGAATCGATTAAAGAGTTTAGAGATAGAATAGTTTGTAGAAACATCTACCTAGCTTACGGCAATCATGATCATCATATTGAGAATAACAGAGAAGATATTCAAGAGATCTTTACAAAGACATTCCAGTATGAAGTACTAACTGTGTATGGACATAAAGGAGAGAAGTTACATGAATTTGTAATAGACCATTACCCTTTGTGTAGCTGGCATGATATGAATAAAGGACGCTTTCATCTATTTGGCCACGTTCATTTACCTTCAGATAAGAAGATAATGGGAGGTCGATCAATGGATGTCGGTATGGATGGAAATGATATGAAACCTTACCTGATGGATGATATAGTTAGGAAGCTTTCCGGAAGAGCAGTTCAGGCAAACAGATTACCTAAAGACCATCACGAAGAAAGACTAAAAGGAGAGCAATAATATGAAAGTAAAGGTTAGAAAGATAGTAAAGGAGTATAGAGATGCCTCTTACAAAGAGATATGGGAAGCTGCTAGAGATAATTTTACATTCGGCTTTCTTGGAGCAACTCTAGTAGTCTTTATTGCAACTAAAACAGACCTAGCAGTACTAGGAGGTTATATTGCGTACTATTACTTTATGGGTAGGATAGTTAATCGGCCAAAGTATGTAACAGATTTAGGACAGATGATTATGTTTCCTTTACCGTCTGCTTTCGGAGCATTTGCCGGATATAAGCTTTCTTACTTACTTTTAGAGCTTTTATAACTCATTGATTCTCAATATGGTATAACTCATTGATTCTCAATCAAGAATCTTTGGGTTTTCCGTGATTTTTTATGTAAAAAAGTTGCTAGTCTGCGTATGTGTCCGTATCTTAAGGTATAATCAAAAGATAGATATTATGACAGCTTTACAAGAGTTATTAATCGAGATCGCAATTTTTACTCCATTTGTAATCGGATTCTTTGTTTATTTAGGCTTGAAAAATCCGGAAAATAATCATGAAAAAAGTTGCTAGTCTGCGTACTATTTCGTATCTTAAGGTATATTAGAAAAACATATAAAAATAAAGGTTATGAGAAATTTAGAAATCATCAATTCAGAAATTGCTTCTTTAGAAGCTCAGTTAGAAACAGCTAAAACTGCTCTTTATGCAGTAGAAGACAATCACAAGAATCTTATCAAAGAAACATGGGTTGCTCAGTTAGGTAACATCTTAGAAGAAGGTGATATCTTAGAAAACGATTACAGTGAAGGTATCAGAGTAAAACGTATTCAGGTTAGAACTGATAGATCTGGAAAAGAGTATAACTACAGTCAAGAGATTTATAATATCTGTAGATCAAGTTACGGAAGTAAAGAAGGTATGCCCTTCCAGATCAGTACTTATTCTACTACAGTAGATAATGACTTCGAATTCGATCGTTTGATTACCGTAGGTAAGGTAGCAGCTTTTGTTAAAGAAAACAAAACAAACCTAATAGAGACTTTTAGAATCGCTTCACCTTGGAATTCTGCTGAACAGAAAGAAGTCTATAGACTTGGTGATGCGTTAAGACTTTTAAATAATGAGAAGTCTGAGTTACAACGTCAAGCTCTTTTAGCTAAACTTGAGACAGAAGGTGTTGAGTTTGCTCCTGATAAGTACAACCATTACCCAAGCTTAGATGCACGTTGGGACTGGTCAATAAGAAACATCTGTAAGATCAAAGTTGTTAAGAAGACTGCTTCCGGTAAATCTGCTGACATAGAGGTTGTTACCCGTTACAAAGATTGGGATGGTAATATCCATGATAACGTTACTACTGCAGATAAGGTTAGAATGGATAAGGTAGAAAGCTTACTTTCTTACTACAGAGAATCAATTGTTGCTTAATTAAATTAAAAACATATAAAATAAAGGTTATGAAAAGTTACACAAAGTTTAAAATCGAAAAAGAAGTAAAGTGGGATGCTAATAGCATGACTATGGAAACCAAGTACTTCGTTTGGGCAGGAAATAACTGCCTTGCATTAAAGCGTACTGAAGAAGAAGCTCTAGAAGCTTATGAAGCTATTAAGAAAAGCTTCAAGACAGGTGGCACCTTCATCATCAAAGAAGAGGAGGTAGAGTATGAGTCTTAGTCAGAATCAGGTATTCTTAGAATACCATTATGAAGTCGGCCTAGCAATGGGCCTATCACATGAAGAAGCTATTGAATATGCAAATGAAAAATTCGATGAATGTAGTTAATACCCCTAGAAAGTTCCAACATGAGTTTAAAGACTCAGACGGAACAATTACAATCTGGAAATATGATCTAGATAAGTTTACAAGAGGACCTATTGAGGTAGAAAATGTATACCCTAAAGACTATTTATCACCAGAGCAGGCTCAGAAGAAAGCTAATAAGAAGCTTCCAAAAAGTCAGCAGCAGTTTTTAAATCCTGCTACAGGTAAAATGGTAGGTTATTATAGAGCTAAGACTCTAGGACTTGTAAAATAAACTAAATCATATGAGAACAGAATTGTACATTGACCCGATTACTGAATTGAGATGTATTCAATCAGTAGCAGAAGCTTTAACTAAAGCAGGTTATAATGCTAGTAACAGCGTAGTGGTCACTGTATCAACAGACTACTCCTCTATAGCCGGACAGATTATTCGACATGAGCTTACTCATGAAGGAGAGATAGCAGATGGCTTTGGAGTAGACGTTCCATACCCAGACCAAGAATGGGATACTAGGTTTGTTAATGAGGCGTGTTCCATGTTCTTACTTCATAAGAATGCTATAGGAGTTAAGAATGTTATCTTAGTAGAAGCAGGAGTAATCAGAGGAAGTAATTATAAGTCTTTAATTAACCTAATGAGAACCTCTCTGGAAATGGATAATCCTATCATAACTACCTCGCTTTATGAAAATAAACATTCAGCTTTTAAGTGCGACCATATAGCAGAGTACTATGATGACGAGACCCAAGACTTAACCTTCTGGTGGGAGAAGGAAAACAATCACTGGAAGTAGTATTAGATTAGCGTAATTTTTCTTATATTTAATAAACGAAATCAAATAAAGGTTATGAAGACATTCAACGATTTACAATTCGAAACATTATCAGACCCGTTTATGTCGGGTAAAATAAGCCGTATCATGTTTGATAACGGATGGGGAGCCTCTGTTGTTAGCCATACATACTCTTATGGAGGTAAAGACGGCAAGTATGAATTAGCAGTACTAGACTCTAATGGAGAGCTACATTATGACAATCCAGTAGCCGGAGGAGATGTACAAGGGTATTTAGACGAAGAAGAAGTGACTTATTTACTAGCAGCAATTCAAGAATATGAGCGATTCAATCAAGAAGTATAAGGAGATGTTAGAAGATGGTTTGATTAAACCAACTACTCCTTCAGAAGAATATCAAGTATGGTGGGCTAAGAATAAAGATAGAATCTTAGCTAACGATCAACTGAATCATGAATTAAATTATAAATTTGCATTAGCAAAACACATTAAAAGAAATAAATAATGGATAGAAACGCACACCATGAGAAGTGTCTTAAGACAGCAGAAGAGTTTTTAAAAGGATGGGATGTAGAAGATCCTACCGCTACTAGAATGGTAGCTAGTATTATGATGCATAGAGACGGAGTATGGCAAGGCGGAGGCTTTGTTGAAGCAGTCTGTGAGAATGATTTGTATGCTGCTATTACTAGAGCAGATAATACATCACTTAAGTACTTAAAGTTATATACTTTAGCTAAACGAAACTGCTATACTCGATAACATATGCAAGTAGTACATACCTACATACCTACAGTACCAGGAGAAATAGTACCTCCTATAATCTGGAAGGAGCTAATGTATGGACAGATGTTAAGCGCTTTATTAGCTCAAAGAGAGTATGGTAACATAACTTTATATACAAATAAGGTTATAGCTAGGCAGATAGAAGAAATTGGGGTACCTTATACAGAGATTAATACAAGTCTATTAGACGGAGTAGTTTCTAAGAGTTATACCTATCCTAAGATGAGAGTATTTAAAGAATTAACTTTACCTTATCTACATATAGATACGGATACTTATATCTTTAATAAGATCGATTTTACTAAATCAACAAGCCCAGTTACTTATGCTCACTCTGATCAACATGTAGATTTCGAGAATCTTACTTCATCCCCTGGATTAAGCCAGTACATTAATAATATATCAAGGTGTTATACAAGTCTATTTTTCTTACATGAGGAAGAGCATGAACATTTAGACCCTATTAATGTAGATTTGTTTAAAATACCTAATGGTAATTTAACTTATGTAAAAGATACTGCTTTGATGCGTTATGCTACAAGAAAAGCTTTAGAGTATTACGATAGACATAAAGATGTAATCGATAGAAATACATACGGGGGTGTATATGTAGAACAGATGTTAATACATTTGTATATGATGCAAGATAATCCGAAGTATTACCAGAGTGTAATGAAGAATGAGCATTTTGTATGTGATGATGTCTTTATGCAATTTAACTATAGTAGTAAAGATAACTTAGTAGACTATCTACATTATAAATTCCCGGTTAACTTTAAACTACATACGCTTAAAGACGGCTTCCTCCCAGGAGTAGAAGCTAATGCCCAGCTGGCTAGAGCATCAGGCTATAGAGTAGAGAAGCAAAAATACAAAGAATACTCAGTTGCTGACGGAGAAGGTCTTAAGAAGTTATTTAAAGATAGTTTTACCGGGGTATTGCATCCTACTTTTAATAAGTGGGCTCCTTTCTTTGAATGTTTAGCAATCGGAGCAATAGCTGAACAGTTTGGAGAGCAGTATATAAGAAATGTGCATAACTTCTACACTAAAGTGTGGGATAAATATAAGATTGATATACCTTACATGTCTAGAGGAGAACTTCTTTACGAAGAGATAACAGGTTTTAAGTTTAAACCATCAACAGTATTATAGGATGAAAGACAATGTTATTATATCTTTAGTAGGAGTTAATAGTTATCATGTAAGTAACTCTATAAGTACTTACAGGTTTCTACAAGAACAAGGGTATACAGTAAAAATACTAACTAGCCGTCCAGAATTATTTGACCCAGTAGATGTTTATGTATACCCTAGACAGATCTTTACTTATCTTGATAAGCTCCTCTTTTGTTTAAATTTAATTGAGGAGTATGACTGTAGTGTCCTGCATTTAGATGCCGACAAGTATTACGATGAGCATAGAATAAAAAGCTTTCTGGAGAAGTCTCAACACCATCAGATAACCTATCAAGGTAGCTGGCCGGAAGGTGACTTCGGACATTACAAGAATGTTAATCCATGCTTTAAGTATCTAAAAGATTATTGCGAGTATAAGGGCATAGAGTATAAGGATTGGAAGACGATATGGGAGTATGTGATGTTCTTTAGAGATGATATAGACTATCAAGCAATAAGGTATGAGCTAGAAACAATAGCTCCAGTCTTTACTTATATGTCTTTAATGAATAACGATACATACATTAAGACGCCATTTGCATTAGGAGGAGCAGAAGGATTAGCTTTAAGCATAGTATTAGATAAATTAGGAATAGAATCAAAAGAAGTTTTAATATAATGGCAAGTAACAAACTAAAGCAACGATTGAAGAAAGCTCAACATGAGCTCGAAGAATGGGAAGAGAGAGTACCTGTAAATAATATGGGTAAGTGGGCTAAGTCTGTAGCAATAAAAAGTAAACAAAGAACCGTTAACAAGCTCAAGAGAGATATCGAAAGAGCCGATAGACAAAAACCTTAATATGATTATAGATAAAGAAGAACTACATCGGTTATATATGGAGTGGGTAAATCAAGTAGCAGATGAATGCGACTGGAAGACTCATTTCGGCACCGAAGAGATAGTCCATGCAATAGCTCATATAATAGAGACTAATCCCCAGATAAGAAAGACAGGTAGAAAGCCTGAGAATTTAGATGCAGTATATCAGGAAGTATGGATGGATGGTTATGATGAAGGACTATACGACGGACTATATAAGTAATAATAAATGGATAAGAAGATACCACCATGTGTAGGACATGCCTATAGTAACACCCAACCATGTGAATGTTGTGGAGAGTTATTAGACTTAGATGATACTGATTGGTGTGATAAATGCAATAGGTCAATCTTTGATGATAGTCCTTGCAAAGAAGAAGAAGAGATATGTCAATATAGCGACTTACCATCTCCATTAGCATATGATAGAGATTATATGTACAAATGGATAAGACAGAAGTCCGGAAAGTAGCGAGTGGGGGCGCTTTATCCTCTCCGACGAAGTCGACCCGCGCAAATTTAACAAGTTATGTCAAAATTAGAATTCTATCCTAACCTAACACCTCGACAAGTAATAGAGGCAGGAGCATTTGGAGGCTGTTATTTCGGCTTTCCTATAGAGGAGTATACCAACTACGACTATAATAGTTTATTTGAATATCATTTCAAAGATATACCGGTGGAGTATTACTTAGGTGAGAAGTACAAACCAAAGCATAACAAATGGGGAGTTAGATCGGGTATGGATTATGAGTATTGGAAGGATATGGGATGGATGCATGAGGATGACCCTTATGGTTGGTTTGAGTGGTGGTGTAAGTATGATATGGGTAGAAGACACGAAGATGATGATAGACAGATAGCCCGATGGCAGGACTTTTGCGGTAGAGGAGGTAGGTGGAGAAACAATATCTATTATCAGCTCTATAAAGCAGATAAGAATGATTGGGGTAAGACAGGAGAATGGCATGTTAGTCCTCGTATACAACAGTCATTACTACATTGGGGTTATGAGATTAACGAGCATGATTATGAATTGTGGAAGAATTGGAGGGATTTAAAGTAAGACGAGTGAGAGGGAGGGGGCTTATCCTCTCCATCGAACGAAGTGAGCACGCGCATATTGTCCAAACCTTTCATCGACCCTACAACGGGGGGGACTATAAGGACAAGTTCTTTGACATATTGGGGAATGTAATATGCAATATCTGGATATAGATATAAATGGTGGCTGAGAGTGTATGACTTGGGTTACTACTTGGTATAAGGTTACAAGAGATAATCGGAGATAACCAATCTATCATAGGGAGAACCACAATCAAATCACCTTCATTACCATAAAGTCTATTAAGAAAGATATATGTATATACCTATAGTTTTATATGAATATATGTTTATATGGATATATACGAGGTTGTGTAGAATAAACAGGGTATAATGTATAGAGGGAAAAGAAGGAAGTATATGCACCTTTTTACCCAGGGGACCAACTTTCTATATAACTTTTTTTCCGGCCATAATATGGGGAAATATATGGGGAAATAGTTGCCTTTCTGCCAGAATCTTCGTATCTTAAGGTACATTAAAAGATTAACGGTTATGACATCATCAGAAAGACGTAAGACAATCAAGAGAGCCTTCTTTACAGAGATATGTGAGAGATGGCCAGGTACCACTATAGAGCATTCAGAAGGTGGTAGATATCAGATCTCTATGCCTAAGTATGGAGACTTTGAATTATCAGGAGGTGATTACTGGGATATATGTACTTATTATATTCCTTGGGCTACGCCTTCAAAAGAACAGTCTGCCTACCATCAGTGGATTAAGACTCAGGAGGCTGCCTTACAAGAAATACTTGATAATATTGTGGAAATATACAAGTAAAAAGTTGGTAGTCTGCGTATAAGTTCGTACATTTAGATATAAAGAAAGAGAGATATGGAAACCATCAGATTTAACCGCCATGAGATCTTCACTGCCGAAGATCATGAGTTCTACAGCCAGACCATGCGTCAGGTAGAAGACTATTATATGTCTATCAACGAGACCTGGTACAATGCTTTGTATAATGAGCTATGTGGAATCTGGGACGGCTATCTATATTGGAACCTATTAGGTCAAGCTAAAGAGGCTGGCCTTCCGGAATCTATCGTAGAAAGGCTTAGAATTACTACTAACTTAATTCAAAAAGAGTTGGTGAAATAGTTGCTATTCTGCGTAATAGTTCGTATCTTAAGGTATATTAAAACAACAACGGTTATGGAAAATTCATTAGTTCGCATCACAGCTCAGTATTATGAGAATTATGGCTCTTCAGAGTCACCTTATTGGAAGCCGAAAGGCGGTATGGAGTTCAGCCTTAGAGCTGATAGTGATTCATTCTTCTATTGTACAGAGGAGTGTGTGAAGGCTATTAAGAAGATCTTATTGGCTAAGTCTTCGGACTATGTTCGTTTGGAGTACCTAGAGCATGAGGTAGTGTTCGAAGAACCTAGAGTTATCTCTACAGAGGACTTCGAGGCTGCCTTACAAGAGGTACATACGGAATATGAGAATGAAGCTCATATGGCCTTTGCCGGAAAACATCTTAATTAAAAGTTGGAAGTCTGCGTAAAGGTTCTTATCTTAAGGTATATTCAATCATTAAAAATAAAATAAAGGTTATGAAATTCAATTATTCAAAAGACGTTATCGCTGGTATCAAGACATCTAAAGTAGCTAACAAAGAAAACAATGACTGTGTAGTCAAAGCAGTAGCAGCCTCTATAGGTGTTACTTATGATACAGCTCATTCATTCGTTAAAGAGACCTTCAATAGAGAAGATCGTAAAGGAGTACTTAACAAAGAGTTAGTAGAGAATATGTCTAAGCTAGCTGAAGTAGGTACAGCTAAGATAGGTACCAAAGAGGTAGCCTTCGAGGTAATGCCTAAGCAAGCTATCACTAACATGTATAAGTTATATGGAGAGTTAATCCATAGACAGAAGACTGTTAAGAGCTTTATGGAGTCTTATCCTAAAGGATCATATATCGTTACAGTAGCTAAGCATGCCTTTGCTGTAGTAGATGGTGTGATGATAGACAATGTAGGTACAGAGTATAAGCCTACTCGTAAGGTAACTGGAGCCTATAAGGTGATAGATAAGACACCTGAGCAACAATTAAGCCTAATCTAATCAAGACCATAACCGCTGACCGAGCCTATTGTGATGAGTAGGCCGGTCACCCTTCGGGGGCAGTCGGTCACCTAGACAGCAAGGTTAGGGCAAGGTGATATAACAGTGCCGGTATTGTTCCCTAAGACGGCGTGAGAGAAGCCGGGAGGGCCCTACCTAGGAATATATTTCTGATGATTTTTCAACTATAGTAATATATAAATATATAAATATATAATTTATGAATTGTAATAATTGCGGTAATACTATCAATCCTCTACGACTTAAAGCTCTACCTTCTACCCGTGTATGTGTTAAGTGTTCCTCTCAAGATAAGTGGCATGTAAGAACTATCATATCAGGTAAGACAGAGTATTGCGAGATAGAAGTAATTAAGAATCCAGAAACGGCCGCCTACTTACAGTCTATAGAAAGAAAGGGTTGGGGATCTAATTTAGTTAAAGTAACAAGATAAATAAAAATAATATGTATCATTTACGAATCAATGACACCTCTCTTTTCTTCCATTATTGGATGGGTGTGGCAGAATTTTTTGAAGAGGCCGGTATTACAGACAAGATCTACCTTACTACTACCGAAGGTCATAATTTTTATCTCTATCAGATAGTGGGTATGGGAGAGTTATGGTTAACCAATGAGTGTTTAATTGAAAGAGGTGATACTTATGTCTCAGTCGAATTAGAACAAATTACTTTCCAGGATACTAAATAATAAACAATATGTCAAAGAAACTTATAGCAGGCTTTTTAACAGCTCTAATCATTACAGTATTTATCCTCTCTTTTTATTTAGAACCTCTACACGCCTTTGTAGAAGCTATTCTAATTGTCTCACTCCTATCTATGGTCTATTATATGCTATATAATCTTATATTAGGCATATTAACCGTAGGTGAACCCAAAGACAAGAAAGACTATTACCTATAGTCGGTTTTCAAAATAACCTTTTTGGTATATTTTCAAGAAATCTCCGGAAATTTTTTCGGAGAATTTTTTGTATATAGGTAATGTCTTATCTTGTATACCAAGGATCCATAGCACATGGATAGCAGAAATTATCCTCTCTTATCAGCCGTTGGCATCTTGGACATAGCATCGGCTCTTTTAAGGGTCTTATCGATGTCTGTTCTATTGGTTTTGAATTCTTTTCGTTTTTCGTTTCTTTGTCTATTGAATTCGATTCGTCTCTCATTGTCTTTCTTTATATCTGAGATATCGCTTTGGATATGACTTAATTGGTTATACATTTTGATACTGCCTATAATAGCGACAATGGCTGTTATAGTGATTAATACTAGTGTGAACATTTGATTTTCATTTTTAATTGATTAAA